GGTCGGTGACGACCGTCAATTCCGGCAGCTTCAACGGGCTAATCTCCCAATATACGCTGGACACCAACGCACACATCTGGGAAATCCAATACTTCCAAGCTTCGGCACAGTTCTTCATCGACGGCGTGCTCATCCATTCCATCACGCCCACGACCTCGCCGATGACTTCGACGCTCCATCTGCCCGCCTCGGCGTTCAGCGAGAACGCCTCCAGCGGCACCGTTGCGAGCGGGACATTGCAAGGATGGGCGGTCGCAATCCTGAGGCTGGGGCGTCCGTCCTCGTCGCCCATTACCCACTATTTCAGCGGTGCGACGGCAGGCACCAACCTGAAAATCGGACCGGGAGTCGTCCACCGAGTCTGCCTATCCGTCCCGGCGTCGGCAGCCACCGCTAACGTCGTCACGCTCTACGACAATACGGCGGCGTCGGGAACCATCCTGTGGACCAGCGGCTCGCTCCTGATAGGCGGCGGGGCGGGAAGCTTCAACTTCCCCGTCGCCGTGGAGCTTAACCTGCCGTTCTTCACCGGACTGGAGGTCTTGTCCACGGAGCCGGGGACCTTCACCGTCATCTACGAATAGGAATCCTGCGGAACCGGTATTAAGGAGCATACCGGTTTCGGGGAGCCATGGGCGTAGCCATCTATCTTATCATCAACTTGTGCAACCACAAAATGTATGTTGGTCAGACATTTAGGAGCCTGAAAAAACGCTGGTGGGAGCATTGCCACAGTTCCCGATGCAGGTTATTGAGCAGAGCCATAGCCAAGTATGGCCCGGAAAAATTCAGGATTGTTAACATTGTCTCCGTTGAATCTAAAAAAGATGCAGATGACTTAGAGCGGTATTACATAGGGTTTTTTGATGCCATGAACCCAGTCAAGGGATATAACTTGGACCCTGGCGGTATCGGAGGAAGGGAATTTTCCGTTGAAACCAGAAAACGGATGTCTGAAGCAAAACTAGGCAAGATACAACCTCACTCCAAGGAGTGGATTGAAAAGATGAAAGCTGCCTGTTCCGGGCATCCCCATTGGGCGTGGACCGGAGCCTCAAGGGCGGCCATTAGTAGGTTTCTAAGGGCACATTTTGGAAACCCCGACCATTGTGAAAATACAAATTGCGGATGTCTCGGACGGCGTTCTCGGAATTTTCTTTGGGTTAATATGGCGGACACCCGGACAAAGCGCAGGGAAGATTGGCGCATGCTTTGCCGTAGCTGCTCTTTGTTCTGGAGAAATCCGTTGAAGAGGGAGGAGATAAGGTTTGCCTGAAAAGCCCCTGTGGTCTATCGTCAACATTATGCGCAATGAAGCCCCCAACCTGTGGAGGCTTCGCAAGTCGTTGGAAGAGTTCTTGTCTCGTGGAGGGGATTGGACTATCGTAGATACCGGGTCTACCGATGACTCCGTTAAAGTCGCTAGGTCGCTAGGAGCTACCGTCTATGAGGCCGGAGAACGGTTCATGTTCGAGCTTCCTGAAGGGCTCTCTGGGAAAATCAATGCCCAGTTTGTCGTGCCTCCCGAGGAGCCTATCGTCAAGGCGGGAGATAGGATGTTCGACTATTCTATGGCCAGAAACTTTGCGGCAAAGATGGCCGTTAATGACATAGTACAGATGCCGGACTGCGACGAACAGTTTACTCACTGCGACATTGATGCAATCAACGAGGCGATAAAGCGGGGATATCAGCAGTTTGAGTTCCACTTCATCTTTGCCCACTACCCGAACGGGCAGCCTGCCATACAGTTCCGACAATGCAAGTCTTATGACCGTAGGGTAATGCATTGGCAGGGTATAGTCCACGAGGTCTTGGTGGGGAGCGCCAAGCGGACCTACCTTCCCCCTAACGTCCTCCTCTTGGAGCATTTCCAAGCGCCCCAGACGCACCGCACCCGCTACATGGCGGGGCTCGCCCTCGACTGCTACCTCAACCAAAACAACGACCGCAACAGCCACTACTTGGGGCGCGAGTTCATCTGGAATGGGCGTCCCCGGTCGGCCATCAAGGAGTTCACCCGCCACGTCGCCATGAACTGCTGGCAGCAGGAACGTGGGCAGTCCATGGTCTTCATCGGGGACGCCCACATGATGCTGGGGGAGGAGGAGAAGGGCATCGAGTCGTGGCACAAGGCCATCCAGATAGACGATACCCGCCGCGAGCCGTGGCTCCGCCTCGCCGACTACTACTGGAAGAAGAACAACCCCCAGCGGGTGCTCTGCTACGCCAATGCCGCCCTCGAAATACCCCCGAGCGACTGCTACTGCAATGTCGGTGCGCACTACACCTTCGAGCCGCACGAGAGGCTCTACTGGGCCTATTGGTGGTTCGGGGAGCAGTTCGGGGCCTCGCCGCAGCGGCAATACTATCGGGACAAGTCCAAGGAACATTGGAGGAAGGCCCTGGAGTACGACCCGAGCAATCCCAAGTACGTCAGGGACAAGCAGTTCTACGAGCCGCAGGGATACGACTACAAGCTCCCCGGAGGCGGCTCGGCGGCGGACGGCGGGGGCATCGACGGCTGGATGACGCACGGGGAACTCGACTGGCTCTACCATCGGGCGCAGAAAGTCGATAGCATCGCGGAGGTAGGAAGCTGGAAGGGCAGGAGCACCCACGCCCTCCTGTCCGGCTGCAAGGGCAAGGTCGTGGCGGTGGACACCTTCAAGGGCTCCGCCGACCCCCGCGACCAGACCAACGCCATCGCCAAGAAGGAGGACATCCTCGCCACGTTCAGGAAGAACGTCGGGCATTTCCCCAACCTTGAGGTATGCCAGATGACCAGCGAGGAGGCAGCCAAGAAGTTCTCCGCCGAGGGGCGCAAGTTCGACATGGTGTTCATCGACGCCGGGCATGCCTACGAGGAGGTCAAGCAGGACATCCTCCTATGGAAGGACTTGGCGACGGTCATCCTCTCCGGGCACGACTATGGTGCCAAGGACTTCGGGCCGGACGTCAACCGTGCCGTGGACGAATGCCTTGGCCCCACCTCGCACCACGAGACCATCTGGTTCAAGGAGCTTTCCCGAGCCCCCATCCTCCCCCTGGCGGACGTGCCCCGCAACGATGCCTTGGTTGCCGTCATAACGTGCAAGAGGCATGCCGCATGGGCGGACGCCTGCCGCGACACATGGGTCCCGGAGGTAAGGGCGAAGGGGTTCGACGTAGAGTTCTTCGACGGGGAGCGCTTGGGCGTCCCCGACGATTACAAGTCGTTGCCGCTCAAGACCAAGGCCGTCTGCAAGTGGGCACGGGAGAACAAGTACGGCCATATGCTCAAGTGCGACGACGACACCTTCCTCAACGCCGACGCCTTGTCCATACCGCAGGACGACTATGCTGGGATGGTGCTTGCCGCCAACGACTTGGGATGCCCCGCCCTCGCCATCCCGGACTACCCGCCCCATACGTTCGAGCACGACTACGCCAGCGGGGGATGCTACTGGCTGTCGAGCAAGGCCATGGGAATCGTCGCCGACGCCCCCACCGGCATCGACTGGGCGGAGGACAGGTGGGTGGGGGAAGCCTTGGCCAAGGAAGGCATAAAGGTCGCTTCCCTGCCCGGATACCTGTACATCAAGTGGGGGGAGTTCCAAGAGGACCGCCCGGCGTGGCTCAACCCGAGCTTGGTGGCGGCGATGCAGCTTGCCGGGCCGGAAAAGGTGAGGATGTGCCACGAAGGGCTTTGCAAGCCGCACCGCATCCCCAAGCGCCTCTTCTCCATCTGGCTGTCCGACAAGGAAGGATTGTCGCCCATCGTGGAGAAGTGCATGGAGAGCCAAAGGGCCATGAGAGGATACGAGCATAGGCTTTTGACCCTCGCCGACGTGCCCAAGGGCATACCATACCTCGACGCCGCCATAGCTGCCAAGAAATGGGTCAAGGCTGCCGACTGCCTGCGCGTATGGTGGCTGTGGAGGCATGGCGGCATCTACTGCGACTCCGACATGGAAATCCTGCCGGGCAAGGATTTCGACGCCCTGCTCGACGCCAAGTTCTTCATATGCCGGGAGGACAACGGCTTCGTGGCGAACAGCCTCATCGGGGCGGAAAAGGGCAGCGACATATGCCTCGGGCACATGAGGGAGGTGGAGGGCAGGTTCAAGGGGGACGACGACAAGATATTCGAGGCGGCGCAGGAGATATTGACGCCGAGGGTCGTCAATGCCGCCCAAGCCGACCCGAGCGTCAAGGTGCTGCCCTCCGACTACTTCATCCCCTACAACCACCAGAACGGGGAGATAAACGTCACGGACAGGACCATAGCCTTCCACCACTTCGCCAAGGCATGGATAAGCTACGACTACACCCGCGACTTCCTTCCCCGCGTCGCCGTTCTGGTGCCTACGCTGGGACGCCCGGAAGGGCTTGCCCGGTGCCTCAAGTCGATAGACCGCCTCTACTATCCCAAGCACCTCCTGAAGGTCGTCGTGGACGGGGGCGAGGGCACCGTCCCCGAGAAGGTCAACCGGATGGCCGCCGACAACCCGGACGTGGACGCCTACGTCTATGCCGCCAACGACATGGAATTCGACCCTTGGTGCCTCTACACGGCAATCAGGGAAGCAAGGGGCAACCCGCCCAAGGCCCACCCGTTCCAGACCCCGCCCGCCTACCCGTTCGTCTACGGTCTGGTGAGCTTCAACGCCGGGCCGGTCTACCCGGACGAGGGCAACATCTGCGAACACTTCCTGATAACAAAGGAGTTGTATTCCAAGATGGGCGAGGTATTCTCCGAGAAGTTCCACCATTGCGGATGCGACAACCTGCTCTGGGCGAAGGCCAAGAAGTTCAGCAGGGCCATGCACTCCGAGGCGGCCAGAATCGTCCACCACCACTTCAGCAAGGGCGCACCCATGGACGAGGTCTACCACAAGGGATGGTCGCAGGTCGAGGCCGACCGGGCCGTCCTCGCCGAAGAACTGAAGAAGCTGTCCGCATCCCCATCATAGCCTCCCGAAACACACCTACGGTTCTCTTAGATGAGGGAACCGATGGGAAAAATCCGCGTCCTCCTTAATCCGAACGGACTCTACACTTTTGACGGACTGATAATTACGCTGACCGGCCCGTGGTCGCCCTATTCTACATACGGCCAAGGCAGCGCCGTGACCTACCAGAACTCGTCATGGGTCTCCCTCAAGGACAACAACACGGGGAACGTCCCGGCAATCGGGCTGTGGTGGGGGTTGGTCGCACAGGGCCTCGGGGGGACGGGATACACCGGTCCGACCGGTCCGGGCGGCGGGGGCGGTGGCGGCAGTACCGGTCCCACTGGCTACACCGGCCCGAGCGGATACACGGGGCCGACAGGTCCGGGAGGCGGCAGTACCGGTTACACAGGATATACTGGTCCGACTGGGCCGGGGTTCTCTGGCCCATTGTCCAACCTGACGGTGATAGGTTCCCCCAGCAGCGGGACGGAAGATTGCCTGACCTTCTTGGAAGACGAGGACGGTAGCGGTTATGCCCTTGGCGTGGCGGGGCTTGGTTCCGCCTACCCGGCCCAAGCCGTCGTGTCGGCGGGAACACAGCCTGCCGCCGTATTCATATCCAAGGGCGGCGGGCCGGACGTCGAACTGATGCAGGGGGGATTGAAGTTTCCCGATGGCACGGTCCAGGTTACGGCAGGAGGCGGAGGAAGTGGCTATACCGGCTACACGGGCTATACCGGGGATACGGGTTACACCGGCTACACGGGTGATACGGGCTATACGGGATACACCGGGCCGGGAAGCGGGATGGGTTCTCTGGGCAGCATACCGGCGCTGCAAACCTCTGGTGCCACCCACCTTTGGCCGCTTGCGTTGCCATATGGAAATTCTGCCGACTTGGGGTCGAGCCCTGCGCCCATAACCCAGTCGGGGGGAACCATCGGCTCGACGGGGTCCATCGTCCCCTATGTCGGGGGAACCACCGCAGCCGTGCTCACCAACAACGGATGGCTGGCGGGTTCTTCCGGCGTCTCATCCACTTATTCCGTCTCCCTCTGGGCGATGCTCGGCCAAGCCCCCACGGGGAACGATGCCTTGTTTGGCATATCCAATGTAGTCCCCGGAGGCGTGCCCTCCACATACGAGCCCCTGCTCATCATCGGGTCCACCGGCTGCCTGTACGTGAGCGTATGGACGGATAGCGGCATCGAAAAGAACATAGAGACCTCGGCAGGGACGTGGGACTGGACCGTCCCCCACCATGTCGTCCTGTCCCTTTCGGACAATGCCGGAAACACGACCGCATCGCTCTACGTCGACGGGGCGCTCGACACGACTTGGGACATGACGGGCGACAGGTTCGGCACGGCCTACACCACCATCGGGGCGGCGGACGTATTCGGGTGGGCGGTGCCCGATACTTCCGGGGGATGGACATATGCCCCGGACGGCCTCGCCGTGCAGGACTTCGCCACGTGGGAGGGCGTCGCCCTCACCGCCTCCCAGGCGCAGCAGCTATATCTCTCTGCCACGGTGGGCGGGGAAAGCTACACGGGGTATACGGGATACACGGGGCCGAACACGGGCTTCACGGGGTATACCGGATGCACCGGCCCGACAGGCCCCGGCTCCAACGTCAATCCCGCCTTCATAGGCTCGTCTTTCAACGCCTTCGGCGACTCGATAACCTACGGCAGCGAGTCGAGCGAGGCATACCCGAGCGTGATTGCCACGCTCACGGGCATGACGGCCAGCAACTATGCCCTCAGCGGGACGCAGGCGGCGGACATCGACACGATTGTCTATGGCCAGCCGGTCACGGCATCGTCCGTTTCCATGGTCATGATTGGGACGAACGACCAGTGGCACAGCGGCATAAACTACCTCAAGCTCGCCGACTTCAGGTCAACCCTGCTGGCGGAACTGGCATACCTTGCCATCCCGGACGCACAGAAATACTGGGCGGATTCCCCCAGCATGACCTTGGCCGGGACTTGGTTCCAAGGGATTGGCGCATACCCGCACTCCATGACCACGACCACGGCGGAGAGCACGGCGTCATTCGTCCTGAACGGCACGGCCATCTACATCGCAGTCATCGTGGAGGACTCGCAGACCGGGCAGTTCAGCCTGACGGTGGACGGAAATAGCTACGGGACGATAAACTGCTACGGGCAGGCAGCCATAAGCACCAACCTCGGGAAAAGCTACACCACTTGCCTCACGCGGGTAGCCGGGCTCCTCGACATCCCCCACTCCGTGGTTTTGACGTTCATCGGAGGCTCCTATGGGAACCTCGCTTGGGTGGCCGGGAGCGGAGGGGTGAATGCCGCCACAGGCCCGTTGGTCTACTCCCTCAGCATACCCCTGATGGGCGCTGCCGGATATTCCAGCTTGGGCGGGAGCATCGCCAACAGCGCCGCCTATAACGGGGCCATCCAGACCTGTGCCCGCACCTTGGCCTCGGACGGCCTCGACGTGGCCTTCGTGGACGTGACGCCCTACCTCAACCAGACGACCGACCTGAACGTGGACGGCCTCCATCCGACCACGGGCGGTCAGGCAAAGATTGCCAACGCCGCAGTGGTGGTGATGAACGACAACCTCTATCCCCGCGACCGCAGCGGTTGCCTTGCCGCCAAGGGCACGGCCTATGATGCGGACGGCGACCCCATCATCGTGAATTCCATGCTCGGCGACGGGGTGGTATTTGGCGAGAACGTCCCCGTGACGGATGGCCAATTGACCCCCGCCCTGTCCCCTGTCCCGGCGAACATGGTGCTTGCGGGACCGGTTATCGCTCCCACCCCGATAGCCTACTACTGGGGGATGGACTATGACTTCAACCTCACGACGGTGCATACGCAGGCATTCAACGTTCCCGCAGGGTCGCTGGTCGTGTGCGTAGTATATCAAGACCCGAGCTTTTCTACCGTGGTCCCGACCCTCGGCGACACCGCTGGCAACGACTACGTCCAGATTGGGAGCCCCATAACCCTCGGCCCCATCTCCACCTTCACCCTGTTCTACGCCAAGGACGCGCTGCCCAATGCGGCGAACGTCATAGCTGCCACGTGGGCCACCGGCCCGGCTTGCTATGGCTTGGCGTTTGCCGTCGCCATGACCCAGATGGATGCCACGGACCCCCTCGACGTCGTGGCCTCGGCATACAATGGGGTATACGGCCAGCCAGCCACGTGCCAGCCTTTCAGCACTGCCTATCCCCACGAGGTGGCATTGATGTTCTCGGCCCGTGCCAACCCCTATGGTTATAGCAGCGGGTTCACGGCCAACACCTCATCGACCACCTATACGTCCATGGCCTACGACGAGTATACGGGGTATCAGATTGACGCCACGGCATCGGAGACATCCTCTGGGGTCCCGTCGATAATGGTGCTGGCCACCTTCAAGGCATTGCCCCTGAGCCCGCCCAGATATCGCCGCCTCGATGCAGCCGACATCCCTGGCGGGAGCGGAAGCACCGGCTATACCGGCTACACCGGCCCGACGCCATCGTCGTCATTGGGGCGTTCCGCCAGCATTTCCATCGGGGACGGGGTGAATGCCATCCCGGCCAATACCTACGTTCTGGACTTCCAATGCAAGAACGACACCGGGGCCACCATAACCATCACCGGCATCTCGTTCGCCACGGACAATGCAGGCACCTCCACTGCCGACGTCCAGATAGGCTCCTCCGGGCCGGACTTGCTGAACAGCCCAATCGAGGGGACTACCGGCACGTGGGTAGTCGGGTCGCAGAGCGGCACTACGACCATCACGGCGGGGCAATGGCTCAAGGCTACGTTCGTGGCTGACGGCACAACCAAGCTGATGACCCTCGACTTGGCAGGCACGCTGTAATGTCAAACAATGGCAAGTATGTCGGCGGGATGACCTTGGCGGCACAGGCAGGGCTGCCGGGCGACGGGGGAAGTTACGCCGCCGTCTTCGACGGCAGCACCGGCTACGTCAGCATCCCGTCCGGCATCTGGTTCAGCGGCGGGGACTGGACGACCGAGTTCTGGGTGTGGTCCAACCCCGGAGGCTACCTTGCCGCCTACGATTTCGGGAATGCAGGCACGGACGACGTGATGCACGACCTGCGTGGCGGCGGCACGGGATACGAGTTTGTTTTTGAGGGTTCCGGCCTTGCATACCAGGGGGGGACGGGCGGGACGATGGTGGCCAGCCAATGGAACCACCTCGTCCAAGCATATGATTCCACGGCGGGCACAATCCAGTTCTACCTGAACGGGAGTACGGACGACGGTGCCTTGCCCATCTGGGCACCCAACGACGTTACCAGGAACACCAACGCCATCGGCAAGTACAACGCCCTTGCGGCTTGGTTCATGGATGGCTCCTTGTCGCACTTTGCCGTTTACGACCGTGCGCTGGGCGGGACGGAGGTGGCCAACCATTACAGCACGGGCTTCGCTTCCGGCAGCGGATACAAAGACTTAATCATCTCCGCCGCGCCGCTGGCCTACTGGAGGCTGGCGGATGCCTCGGGTACCGTCGCCGTGGACGAGATGAGCGCTCCTCCGTCCGGCCCGGCGTTCCGCGTCCGGTCGTCGCCTTGGGGAGGATGGTAAAACGCCAGTATTGCACATCATGAGGAATACGAGCACCAGCCCGCTGAGGGTGGAAATCGACACCGTCTTCCCGTCCGTCAGCTTCCAGGACGCCCAGAAGGAGCTTGCCCAGCAGGGGAGGAAGTTCAACAAGGAAGTCCTCCAGAGAATCCCCTACTCCCAGCTCGTCCTTTGCTGCCTCGGGTCGGCGGGCATCGCCACTTGCTCCCCCGGCCTCGTGGAGGCGGAGAAGGGCCGCCGCATCGACCGGTACGCCTCCCTCGCCCCGGAGGAACTTTCCCGGTCGGAGCGCTGGCTCAAGGCCGAGGGGATGTACCAGGACGTCATGGACGAGATAGCGGCCAAGTCCGCCCCCGAGTGGGACAACCTGAAAGCCCGCCAGAAGGCCGTGGCCAAGCTGTTCTGCCTATACAACCACATAGACGACCCCGAAGCACGAATCATGGAGGCCATGCTGCTCTTGGAGGAGGCGGCGGGGGACGGCATCGACGTCATGCTCGCCTCCGAGTTGTGCTCCAAGCTCCTGAACATCACCCGCAGGTACGTTGGGTTCCATACGGCGGAGAAGGACCGCATCAACGCCCCCGAGTTCCGGGAGGGAGTCTGGAAGGTCATGGAGGCGGTGCTGGACGTCCTGCCCAAGGACGAGCAGAACATACTTCTCGAAGAGAACATCCAAGGCTATTCCTGTACAAGCGATTGTTTTCGGTCATTCTGACACCCAAAAGTATATAAAAAACCCCTTGGAATCCATTTTTCCGTGGTATAATAGATATGGAGGATGAAAATGGGCGATGTTCCGACAATGATAGCCGTGGCGGACAGGGACCTCCAGTCCCCCTTCGCCGTCAACTATTCCCCCAACCTCATCGACCACTTCCCCTTCCCCACCGTCCGTCCTGCCCAGACCAAGGCGCTCAAGACTTTCGAGCAAGCCATCCAGCAGAACAAAAAGCACATCGTGCTGGAACTGCCCTGCGGCGTGGGGAAGAGCCCCTTGGCCGTCGCCATCGGGTCGTGGGCGAAGACATTGCTGGAAAGCTGCGGTATCGAGCCGGGCTCCTACATCCTGACCCCGCAAAAATCCCTGCAAGACCAATATCTTCGTGACTTCTCCAGCCGTGGGCTGGCATGCCTCAAGGGCAAGTCGAACTATGATTGCCAAGGCTTCCGTTTTCCCGAGGAAGAAGGCGGGGAGGTCATGGACTGCGAGACAGCCGAGGACTTCTTCGGCGAGGAGCACAAGGAAAATTGCACGGGATACAAGCCCACGAAGGCGATGTTCATCAACGCCCCCATGGGCACCACCAACTTCTCCTACTATCTCGGCGAAGTCAACCACGCCGGTCAGCTTCCCAACCGCAAGGTCCTCATCCTCGACGAGGCCCACAATACCGAGCAGCAAATCCTCGCTCTGGCTTCCGTCGAAATCAACAAGTACCGCTGCGAGGAGGCGGGCGTCCCCTTCGAGGAAGTCCCCTACCTCGACCCCGAGAGGCCCGACCCGAGCACGGGCACCGGCGAAGCCCTGGATTGGCTCAACCAAGTCTTCTACCCCGCCGCCGTCAGCGCCATCGGGGAGTTGAAGACCAAGGCCGAGGAATTCAAGGACAGCGGGATGATGAAGGAAGCCGCCAAACAGATGCGCAAGGCACGGGGCATGGACAGGTTCCTCCAGTCCCTTAACCTCTTCCTCAAATCAGAGAGCCGGACCGATTGGGCCGTCTGGTCGGAGCCAGCCGCCGAGCAATGCCCCCATTGCCGTGCCAAGCTCCGCCCCGGCACCAAGGCTTGTTGGCGGAGGGACTGCAAGCAGCCCGTCCCCCTTCGCCCGGCGAAGCTGGTCATCCGGCCCTTGACCGCCGCGTTGTTCGCCGACAAGCTGCTCTTCTCGCACGCCGAGAGGGTCGTGTTCATGTCGGCGACCATCCTCGCCTTCAACCCGTTCCTCAAGGCGTTGGGAATCAAGCGGGAGGATACGGCATGCCTTTCCGTGCCGAGCGAGTTCCCCGTCGAGAACCGCAGGGTGTACTTCAAGAGGGTCGGCAGCATGTCCTTCAAGTGCATCGAGCGCACGCTGCCCCTGATGGCGCAGGAAGTGGAGCGCATCATGCGCAAGCACTCGAACGACAAGGGCATCGTGCATTGCGTCAGCTTCAAGGTGGCGAAGTACCTCATCGACTACCTTGCCCGCCACGGGATGGCCAGCCGCATCGTGACCCACTCGTCCGACGACAGGTTCAATCAGGACATGAAGCGGTTGGGGGTGTTCGCAATCGAGGAACGGGAACTGGCCATCCAGCAGCACATCGACGCCAAGGGTCCGACCGTCCTGTTCTCGCCCTCCATGACCGAGGGGCTCGACCTGAAAGACGAGCTTAGCCGGTTCCAAGTCGTGGCCAAGGTGCCCTACAAGGCGCTCGACCCCTACGTCCGTGCCCGCATGGCCCGCGACCCCGAATGGTATACCTATCAGGCTGCGCTCTCCCTCATGCAGGGCGTGGGCCGGTCGGTGCGGTCGATGACCGACTGGGCCAAGACCTACATCCTCGACAGCGACTTCGAGTCGTTCATCAGGCGGGCGGGGGAGATGATTCCCGACTGGTGGGCGGAGGCGGTATTGTTTCCCGGAGACTACAAGGAGGACTGGTAGACCATGCCGACCGACCTTCAATTGATTCGTGCGGTGGAGCAGGCGACCACCGGGGCAACCGTCCATGGGCTGTTCAGCCTGCTCTCCGCCTACAAGAGGGCGACGAAGGACGTGGACGACGGAATAACGTCCCGTTATCTCTACGAATGCGAACCACACAATCAGCGGGTTTGGCCGTGGTGCGCTGGCCGCACGCCCCAAGAGGTCTTGCAGGCTTCGGAGTTGGCATTGCGAAGCATACTTTCAGGAGCATCCCTAACCGCTGCCATGATAAGCTTTCGCAAAGAAGTCGCTTTAACGACCAAGAAATGAGGTTGGCAATGGTCATCAGGACGAGGGACGGCAGGTTTGAGGCACAGGTGTTCAGCCTCTTTGGGGGCCATGGGACATACAAGTACATCGTGTACCGGCTGTGGAAGGACGGCAGGAAGAGGGCGGTAGCCCGCAGGAACGGCATGGCGTGCCTGTCCACGGCGATAGGCAGGGCAAGGTATGCCCTGCGCAGGCTGAGGGAAAATACATGAGAACCTTGGTGGTTGACGGTATTGAGTGGAAAGTGAAGGTCGGGCAATCCAGCATGGAAGCCCGAAGCGACAGCCAGAAGATTGTCGTTCCCCTCAACGTTTTCAATTCATGGGACAATATCGAGAGGGGAAGGTGGAAAAAGACCCAAGACGGCATGATAACGCCGGGTGAGATGGCGGAAGCCATCCGCAAGACCTTGGGAGGGGATGAGGATTATTTCCGCCCCGACCGGTTCCCCCGAGTTCAATTGAGGAGGCTGAGATGAAAACCATCAAATTGACCCGCACCATCCGCAGAGAGGTTAACGGGGTGTTCGTCTACATCGGACCCACGGGCATCGGCTTCCGGGACAAGCACCGACCCAAGCGGGAGACCTTCGAGCTTTCGTGGAAGAGGATGTATGTACAAGCCCATCTCGACGCCTGTGCCGAAGAGGAGCGGAAGTTCAAGCCTATCGTCGAGGTTAAGCCCGGACCCGTAGGGGACCCCACGCAAGCGCTCCTGTTCTCGGACTTCCACATGGGCAACTTCGTGAACGAGTCGCCCTTCGACGAGGGCGTGAACTGCGAGGATGCCCCTGCCCCGAGGACCCCGGCCTACCCCGAGGTATCCGAGCCGGAGGACTGCGACCAAGAATACATGGAAGAAGATGAGAGCATCACGTCCTAGATACCCCAAGCCGCAAGAGATAGCCATGCTCAAGTTCGCCATTGAGCAGTTCGTTCCCGTGGACGGACCCGTGGACATGGGGATGCGGGAGTCCAATAAGCTCGTCCCCAACTGGCGCTTCCGGGGCCATACGCAGGGGGTGGAATGGGTGGTTGACATATATCGGGGCGGCTGGTGCTACGTGGCGGTTGGCCGCTTTTCCGAGCGCGTCAACTCGCCCATGTCCGCCATCAGGTTTTTGATGACGCACCTTGCGTCGAGGGGGGTATTATGAGGAAAGAGGAAGCCGAGATATGCCCACGCTGTGAAAAAGACATCGGCCCCGAGGAGGGCACCAAGCTCCTGACTGGGGAATATGTGCATGAATGGTGCCGGGATGGGGTGGAACACTTGGAGCAGATGATAGGAAAGAGGCTTGACGGGGATGCCCCGAAGGAAGCGCAATGATGCACCTTGCGTCGAGGGGAGTATTGTAAGGCAGGAGGAGCCATGTCATGGCTAAGCCGACTTATCGCTACGTTTGCCCCTGCGGGTTCAGGACTCAAAAAGCTTGGCGATTCGCCGCCCATCGCCACGAGCCCAAGCTCAGGCCCAAAGGCGGAGAAAACCCCTCCCCCGAGCGCAAGCTCGACAACCTATTCCCCCGCTGACCGGGACACCAAGCTCGCCGTCGTCCTGAAAAGGGCGACCGACGACCATAGGGTCCTTTGGCGGGCGTCCGGCAAGGACGTGTACGTCACCTACTCCCCGGCGAAGTTTTCCGACCAGTTCAAGGTCGTCGGCGGAAAGCCCGGCGGCTCCAACATAGAGTCCCTCGACCAGTTGTGGTTCATGTTCGACGAGGACGAAGGCGTCCGCTTGGAGCCAAGTTGGCCGCAAATGCACGACCTCACCATTTCCGTGGAGGCGCAGGTCCACAGGAGGGAGCGGGCCATCGCCGAGGTCATGGAGTACCTTAGGAACCTATGAGCAGGAAGGACAAGGAACCGGCGAGGCCCAAGCCGCTGGCCCCGCTCAACACGCTCGAAGACCTCAAGAAGGTGCTCTTCGTCCAGAAGCGCATAGCGCAGCGGTGCCGCAGGGAGATGTTGGAGACGGCCTCCACCAAGGAGCTTGCCACCGGCAAGGTCAGCGGACCGGAGGAGATGAGGCGCATCATCAAGAAGCAGACCGAGCTTTTGGACAAGTATGCCAAATACCCCACCCTGTCGGAGTTCGCCTTCCATCCCGCCCTCTTCGGGGCGACGAACTGGGGGGCGACCTTCGGCGTGGCTATCATGGTCAAGGCGCTCATCATCGACCAGATACGGGCTGCCATGCCGCAGTTCGCTCCCTTCATGCGGTCCGTCTACCTCACCCTCCTCAAGGAACTCAACAACCCCACGCATGAGTACCTCGTCGAACCCTTGGAGGAGGCCATCAAGTTCCGGGTGACGGAGGGCGAGAGCGGAGCGGAAATCAACGACGAGCGCAGCAAGGCGCTCACCCGCAAGCTGCTCTACCAAGTGACGGAGAATCTGCTTTTGATAAGCGCCCAGTACGGCATCATCGAACAGGCACCCTACGGCTTCCTCATCACCGACATGGGACGTCGCGTCCTGCTCCACATGATAGATGCCGACCTGTTCCTTGTCGAGCTTGTCGCCGCCCACAAGCGGTTCCAAAACGAGAAACCCCGCCTTAGTTTAGTTTGACGACTGGAAAAATGAATTTTCCAAAGAAAATGCCCATTCGTTACTGCAAGCGATGCCGCCAGCAGCTTCCTGACGACTTCGCCAGAAAAGCCGTCCTGCTCGGCAGGATTTTCGGTTACGAAGACCCCCATGGAATGCTATGCTGCGATGTTTGCTTTGATTCGCTCCCGGAGCGCTTAAAGCGGATATGGCATGCCCTATTTTGTGGGGTATGCTGGAGATACCACAATTGGTACGACTTCAAAGCGTGGTTGGAGGGTTGTACAAGGACCTCGTAATCAGGAAGTTCCCCAAACCCCCATTAAAATCCGTTAGAATCCCGCCAGATTTCCGGCCATCCGGTGTATAATAGAGGTGGGAGAAAACACATGGCAGAGACCGGCATCACGATTTACCTACCGCCCGACGCTATCACGTTGCCCGACAACCGAGACAGGAGCCGACCGTGGTTAGATTATGGGCCTCGGGTGGATGTACCGGAATCAACGACTACCTGATGAGCGATGGGTCTATCGAAACGATTGACACTCACACAAGTTACGCCGGGAGCATCAATTAGGAGGCATATGGACACGTTGGTGGGAACGATTGCAAACAAGGAAGTCAAGGGCAAGGACGTGCGGGTAGCCTTGGTGCTGGAGCAAAACACCTTGCGGCCATTCGTCACCGCCCATGCGGGCGACGTGTTGCTCGCCCGCTATGGCACGCCAGAGTCCTTCAGGAAGCTCTCCGTGCTGGGGCAGCGGGTATTGGACGAAGGCGAGTTCAAGGAGTTGGAAACGTCGCTCGAAAGGGCCAACGACCAGTTCTCCCGCTGGCAGAGACGCCGGGAGGCGCTGCGGCGGGCGGCGCAGCCGTGGATAGAGCGGCTGGTGGAATGACTGGCATCGGGAGGCTTATGGACACAACCAAAGTCAAGAGGATGATTGGCCAATGCGACGACCCCAAAGAGGTCGGCGAAATCATCAAGGCAGCGACCAACCGACAAGCCTTGCTCTGCAAGCGTCAATACCAAGAGCGCTGCTTGGAGGCATGGGAAAGGGTAAGGGTCCTCGCCCGCAATGCCACGCTCCATGTCTGTGCGGGCGGCACGTTCCTGGGAGGGCCGCTGCAACGGGGCGATTCCATGACTGTCATCGGCATCCAGCCACGGGTGAAGCGCCTCTGGGCGAGGTTGCAGGACGGTACGAGCTATTGGTTTGGGCCTGCCGGGGTCGAGCGGTATGACCTCCGCCTCGAACCCCCGGCATCGCCCATCGGCCCCAACGAGAGGAAGCTGGCGGACAGCCTCGGCAAGGCCTTGGATACGGCATTTTGACTATACGAGACCAAGGAGGATTCGATGATACCTGTTTCCATCATATCCATTTGCCAAAAACGAGAAGCCCCCGATGCAGGGGAAGAAGCCACCGAGCGGATGGTCTGGATACTCTACGAAGGATACTCCGAGCAGGCGAGGAAGGCCCTTGCCAATATGGTGGAGTCGGAGTCCAACAGCCTCATACTTGCCGAAACGGTGGACCTCGGCGTAAGGCTGGACAAGGTCATTTCCCGTTTCGCCGTTACCTATGACCGGATGCTCATGGAAGACAACGTCCGGCTGGTGGGGCAAGACTGCTGAATGGAGGCATTATGGCACAGAAAGTCAGGGTGGGAAGCCGTTACCGCTACGAGCCGGTCTTGTTCGACACCTTGAACCCCCCGTTCGGCGTATCCAAAGGCGACGTCGTAACCGTCATCAACTTGCCCGGCTGCCCCCGTGCGAACACCATGGGGATGTGCTACGTGGCGAAGGGCGGAAAGTTTTCCGGGATGGTCATGACTAGCAGTCTCGTGGAGGTGTAGCATGAAGCTTGCGGAGATAGCCGAGAACATCAGCGACTACCTAAAGCGGTTCGAGGCCGACAAGGCCATCAACCGCCCGAATAAGGGCGGATATCGTCCTTACTACGGTTCTGGCGCATGGGCGTCCGGTAGCCGGGTGGGCGTCCGCTACGTCAGCTACCAAGGGGAAACCTACCTCACCAAGGCCGAGGCCCTGCTCTACCTCGCATGGCTCGACCACGGGTTCGTGGGCAAGCACTTGAAGGCACTGGAAAAGTAGTATTATCCGGCATGGACACGTTCAGGCCCGGCATAACCCCATCCGAATACCCCCCCGTCACGCAGCTTCTCCTGCGCAAGTCCCCCAAGCCCTACAACATCCTCGTCGGCGAGGACCAGTTCCAGATACGCTTCGCCGAGCAAATCCTCGGCCTCAAGTGCCGCAATATGGAGAGCGTCACCGACGCCGACCTCCTGACGGGAGAGCCTTGCCTGTTGTCGGTGACCACCACACGTGTGGTGGACATCTCCGAGGGCACCAAGAACAAGACTGCAACATGGTCCATCGGCCCCATCGGGAAGGGGTCGGCTGCCGCCCTCGCCATTGTCAGGCATGCCGCCAGCGTGGTGAAGGGCGGGGTGCCCGACAAGGACGTCTTGCAGGCCGTCGCCGACGAGCTTACCAAGGATGGCGTGGACGACATCAGGGTGGCCATCTGGCGGGCCGTAAATCTCCTCCTTGGCCCTGTCCCCGAGCGGTCCGCCCGCTGGCTGGAGCCATGGGAAAGTTGCACCGGCTGGCTCCGCCCGGACATCGAGCCGTCCTACCGCCTCAATACGTTATTCAAGGATTTGTCGGCATACGTATTCCTGTCCAACGAGGAGGAAGGCTCCCTCAGGAAGGCGGGGATAAACGTCAGCCCCTCCAAGGCCAAGTACCTGTCTAGCCTCAAGCTGCCCGCCCACCGGGTGCATGATACCCTCGTGGAGTTGTCCTCATGGAGGATGAGGCAGGACGACCCCCTGCTCTGCGCCATCAAGATATCGGCGCTGTGGCAAGGAGGCTAGAATCCCAGGAAAGTCAGTATTATTCAGCGTGGAAGCACAGGGCGACAAGGCAACCAGAACGGATGATGGCCGCATCAGGGGCTTGGACTTGGTCGTAGGCAAGGTCAAGGACGCCCTCGACTTGCCCTACAAGAAGGACGCCAAGGAGGTCGTGGACGCCGTCATCGCCTGCCTTGAGGAAACTTTCCTGGAGAACCTTGGCACGGACAGGTTCTCCGTCAAGCTCAACAGTTTCGGCAAGCTTACCGTCCGCCACAGGGCGGCCAGCCTGCGGAAAATCCCCCTCACGGGGGAGGTGAAGATGACCAGCAAGAAGCAGAAGGTCAAGTTCACGACCCTCGGCGACCTGCGGAGGAAGGAGAAGGTCCCGGCCCCGCAGGAGCCGTTGCAACTTTCAACGTTAACGTCAGTACAAATCTAGGAGGAAATCGCATGAAGAAGTTCAACCCTGATGATGAGCTAGCCGACATCATTAAGCCAGAAACGCCGCCGCCAGCGGCACAACCGCAGCCCCAACCCGCACCCACGGCCCCCCCTGCGCCAGTGCAGACGCAGCAGGCGCAGCAGGCGCAGGCCGCACCAAAGCCCGCGACCGCACCCGCATCCATACTGGACGACATCGAAGACGCGCCCCCGACGTCCCATCAAGCAAAGTCCGGCTCCATCAGCGGCGAGCTGACCGGGGAAGAGGTGGACTGGGGCAACGAAGAACTCATGAAGAAGGGCGACGGAGTCGACCGCATCCGCCCGGAAAAGGGCAAGGACAACGTGAAGAGGCTGGCCCTGATAAAGGAACTGCCCCCCCGTGGCCTCCGCAGGCACTTCATCCAGACCAAGGACGGAAAGCGCAACCTCATTTGCTTGGCCACGAAGGACAACCCCATCGGATTCTGCTGCAAGCAGGCCGACGAGGAAGGGCAGTATCACGCCATCGCCGGGGCCGTGGAATACCTGAATATCAACCCCAAGACCGGGAAGTTCCCCGAGGTTGACGGCAAGCCCGTGGTCCCGGAGGTCAAGGTGGGATTCGTCGACCTTTCCCGCTCCAACTACCGCGCCATCTCGAACCTTCCCGAGGAAGGCGAGTCCCTCTATGACTACGACCTCGTCATGAGCATGGACGGCAACAAATACAGCTTCACCATCAAGAGCCGTAAGGCCCGGTGGATGATGTACCCGGAGGTCGTTGCGCAGGTGGAGGCGGCGGTCAAGCGCATCCTCGCCGATGGCGGCTCCAAGTTCTACAAGAAGCTCGGCAAGAAACTTAGCCTTATCGAATGGAAGGCCGTCTTTGCCGGGCAAGCCGGTGGCGCAGCGGAAGCCAGCCTTGACGAGATGGACGACATCAAGTAGCATGGGGGCCGCAAGGCCCCCCGAAAGGCGCGAACATGGACGTAAAATACCTGGACCCCAAGGTCCTCGTCGATGACGGGTACCTACAGGAGGCGAACCGCTTGTTCTTCCATCCGCTTGGCCTTGCCCTTGAGATGAACAAGCAGGACGGGACCATCAAGGTGTGGGACTACCGGGACGACCCCGAGGGGCTGGCCTTTTCCGAAAAGGTCAACCTCAAGCCCAAGGCGGACAAAATCACCGACATCGAGGCACAGCGATATGCCATCCGCAAGAGGGCTCTCGGCTACTGGGTGCAGCCGGTCCTGAGCTGATGAGAAAAGCCAAGGAAATACCCCTTCGTTTCCCCCATCCGGTCGCCGGGGTGACGGACTGGCTCGTCATGGGGCTGGACCCGTCGCTCTCCCGCACCGGCTATGCCCTCATGCACGTAGGGTTCCCCAAGCACCCGCAAGACCTGCCGGACGGCGTCCCGTGCCAGCATCCCGGATGCCTCAGCCATGTCTCCCACCCGTGCGAGGAATGCGGCAGGACCGGGGGACTCCGCAGTAGCGATGCCGAGTGGCTACAGGTCGGCTCCATAAAGCCCGAGTTGGCCGCCAATCCCGTCTGGATACGGAGCAAGGGAATGGCACTGTTCCTCAAGGACCGCCTCTGGTCATGGACGGGCAAGGCAACCACCCCGGCAGGACAGATAATGGCCCCGGCAGGCATCGGACTCCTCGTATCCACCGAGTTCCCCACCCCGATGAACGACTTCCTGGTAGCCCTCAACCGGGTCATCCACTTGGTGTTCTTCGAGGGAGACCTCTGGAAGCACTTCACGACCGTCCGCATCCTCTCCCCCAACGCCGCCACGCTCCGCAGCCTCATGGGGCTGTCCAAGACGGGCAGGAAGAACAAGGCGGAGAACATCCTGCGGGCCTACGACTTCATCGACAGGGCGAAGTTCCCCAAGCTCGACCCAGACTCCTGCGATGCCGTCCTGCTCGCCATGATGGGGAGGCACGTGGTCAGCCTGCTCCTCGACCGCCCGGCAGAGGTGCCGGACAGGTTCATAAGGACGTTTTGCAGCGACGTGTGGAAGGCCAAGGGCGCAGGCAGGAACTTGCGGATGGTGACGGCGGGGATTCTCCATCGCCCCGAGTATTTCTATGAGTACAAGGCCAAGCCGTATGTGTTCTGCGCGAGGGATGCATCCTCCCCCAAGGCTGGCTTGGACCGCATAGAGTATACGATATGATTGAGTGCCCAAGGTGCAAAGCTTCGAGGTGGAAGAAGGGGGTGGTGACCGCCGGGCATGGCCAATATGCGGTCGTAGCCGTTTGCAAGCGATGTGGGCATATAGCAGGAGGATTGACGAGGGACACTCCCGTCGAATTTGAGAAAACCCCCAGAGTCTATCCAAGGCATTACAGTTGGGATGAAGAACAGGCGAGCATTCAAGCAACCATACACGGAGGAACTGATGGCGAAAGCAAAGGCTAAGGAGAAGGAAAAAGAGCAGAAGGGCAGGAAGCCCGTGCTGCCGGACGGCGACCCCCGGACGTGGACGGCGGCCCAGCGCCGCGAGGCATTCCTGTTCTCCCGCAAGGCAATCAAGTCGGACTACCGCCTCCTCGACAAGGATTTCAGGGAAGAACTCATCTCCTACAACCATTTCGTCTTCGACAAGGTCCTCAGGCTGGGGGGGATAGCCCGCCATGGCCGGTTTACCCAGATACACGGGAACGAGGGGGCGGGCAAGACCACGACGGCGTTCAGCGTGGCAGCCCAGTACCAGAAGGCGACCGGGGAGCCCGTCGCCATCTTCGAGTACGAGCCTACGGTGTCGGTGCAGTATGCCTACTCCTTCGGCGTTGACCCCGACCTGTGCCACTACGAGCAGCCGTCCAACTTGCAGGACGCCATCAAGCGCCACTTGGAGCTTATCACCAAGTATGGCGTCAGGTTCTTCGTGGACGACTCCATTCCCTTCATGCGCATGAAGGTGGACCTCAAGGACATCATGTCGGGCAAGGCATTCAAGTCGAACTACGGCAGCGATGCCAAGGGCATATCGACCTTCTACAAGATGCTCGTCCCCTACATGACGCAGTACGACGCCGCCGTGTTCATCGTCAACCAGACCCGTGCCCGCATCGACCCCGACGCCGAGAACGCCAGCCACTACAGCTACACCAACAAGGAATACAGCCTGCCGGGCGGGTACATGGCGAGGTTCGGTCCGTCCGTCATGCTGGAACTCATCCTCGAAACGGAGGTCAAGCCGTGGGTGTGGGACAAGATGCCGGACAAGAAGGAGCAATGGCTCCTCATCCAGCCCATGGGGTCGGTGCTCAAGAACTACCCCACCGCCAACAAGGTCAGGGTCCGCACGCTCAAGAACAAGGTGACGGGCGGCGGCTACCGCGAGGCCTACATCTATATCCGCCCGAATTTCGGCATCGACGAGTTCATGAGCGTCCGGGAGCTTGGGTGCGCCTACGACCTCGTCAATTTCGACAAGAAGAAGTGGTACGTGGGCAAGTCCCTGGACGACGCCGTCGCTACCTACGGCAGCAAGACCGAAATCGTCGAGGACCTCGTCATCAAGCAGAACCCCGAAGTCCTCGGGAAGCTCAAGGGCATGGTGCTTGAGGCCGTCGAGGTCGACGAGACCGAGCGCTTCAAGGGCAAGGGCATGACCCCGGAGGAGGAAGCCTTCTTCAGCGAGTCCGGGGGCAAGTTCGAGGAGGAAGAAGACTTCACCCCGGACTTCGAGGATGGGAAGAAGGCCGAGAAGGTGGAGACCATCGAAGAGCTAGGCTAATGAAACTTGCAGGAAAAAACTTCCAGCCTTGGGACGAGTTCGGCTTGGACATCGACAAGCTGACGCTCATCGTCGGCGACTCGAACAAGGGAAAAAGCTCCATCTTCCGCAGCCTGCGGGGCGTGGTCAGGAACGAGCTTTCCTCCGATTATGTCCGCAATGGGCAGGACGGGAAGATGGAGGTCGTCTTGGAGGTCGAAGGCACCGAGCCCGTCAAGGCGACCCGCACCAGGAGCGGCTCCACCCAATACGAGATAGGGAAGGACGACAAGGGCAAGCCCATCAAGTACAAGGCCCTCGGAGACACCGTCCCCCAGCCCATCACGGACCTCAAGATGGGCACCGTAAGGGTCGGGGAGACGGTCATCGACCCCATCTTCTCCGAGCAGAACCGGGCGCAGTTCCTCATCGACCCGGAGAGGTGGAAACCCTCCGACCTCAATGCCGTACTGGGGGCATTCTCGTCCACCGAGCGCTTGGACGCGGGGAAGAAGGAGGCGAACCTCCGCATCACCCAGCGGAATTCCGAGGCCAAGACGTTGGCCGAGGAGATACGGGAGGGGGAGGAGCGCAAGAACAGGCTGTCCGCCTTATCCAAAGAAGCGGAACATGAGGTCTCCACGGTCACCAACCAAGAGCTTGCTGCACAGGATTTGGAATCCCAGCAATCCCTCATCTCCGAGACATTGGCGTTAAAGACGCGGTTGTCCAAGCTTCGTCGCATAGTCTCCAGCCTGACCGTACCCGACACCGTCGAGACCGAAAAGCTCCACCGCAAGTCCAACCTTTTTGCCCAGGCCGCCGTCCTCATCCGTAAACGGACGTTCCTTGGGGAGGTGGAGTCCCGCATCGACGACACCGTGGAGGTATGGGACGCCGTGGCCAAGGCATACAAGCGGAGGAAGGCGTTCCTCGAATTGTTGGCCATAAGGCAAAGAAAGGGGCTGGCTCCCAAGGAATGTTCCGAGCAGCTTGGCATCCTGCTCGCGACCGCCGAGCTTGCCCTTTCGTCTGCCTCCACCCTTTCGGCCATCGCAAGGGTTGCGAACATGGCACAGCCTGCCCGGACCAAGGCGAAGGTCAAGGAGGCCGAGCTTGGCAAGGCGGAAGAGGAATACAAGGAGGCGACGGAGGAGCTTATGAGGTGGTCCCTCGTCAAGACCACGGAAGACGCATCCCCCAAGTGCCCCAGATGCGGAAAGACCCTGTCTTGCCCCCTCTGCAACCCAACGGGCAGTCCGGGGGACTGAAAGGCGGTATTAGGGTAGGAGGAGCTATGGTGGACATACAGGAACAATTGAGGATTGCCCAGTCGAGGGTGAAGACCCTCGCCAGCAAGCGGGACCAAATCATACGTGATGCCGGTATCGAGGAGCAGAAGCTCCAACAGATACACGACAACCTCCGCCAACTGGGGGTCGGCAGCCCCGAAACCCTGTCCTCGGAGGAGTTGCAGGCCCTTGCCGAGGAGACCAACGCCAAGCTGAAAGAGACTCTCCAGAGCCTCATGGAGTCTTTGTCTAAGGGCGAGGCACTTCTCATGGAATACGACAAACTACAGCAGGGGTGATGGCGGCATGGGATTACGGTTCAAATCAGAAGAAGAGCGGAAGGAAGTCTTCTCTCGGGATGCCTGGACCGTAAAGAGCCGAGAGAGGCAGCCGAGCGCGTGGCGGCAGCCGTCCGGGAGATAAACAGGCGTCAAAATGAGTGACGAACGGAACAAGTCGCTCCCCGAGATTGAGGAGTTGGACTTCGAGCGGGATTCCGTCTGGAAGCTCTACCGTTCCGGCTCTTGGGGGATAAACCCCGAGAGATGGGAGCGGGTCCGGGAAGCGATACGCTTCGAGGACGTGGTATCCGAACTTACGGGCCACCGCGACCTATTGATACGCTGCCCGTTCCACGGCAGGGACCTCCATCCATCCTTCACCCTTTACCCCCGCACCAACGATGCCTTCTGCTTCGGCTGCCCTCCGGGGCAGATGTATTACGACGCCGTCACCTTCGCATCCAAATACCTTGAGATAAACCGGGTACAGGCATTGAAGTGGCTGGAGGAGAAGTTCGACCTCCCCCGCATCTCGGACGTCAACGCCCCCGATGACGACGTGGACGACTTCCTGACCTTCTGGGACCTCGCCGAGTCCTTCATCTGCAAGGCGAGCCGGGAGATACAGGAGACCAAGGACGTCGAGCTTGCCGAGGATTACCTCTGTATTTATTTCACCGGGCTAAAATTGGAAAAGGATGCCACGGAGGTCGAAAGGGGAAGGGGCGAAGACGCCGCTAACCCGCATGAATTGCACCTCAAGGCCACGCTGGAGCTTGCCCAAGTGCTGGGGAAAGAGCAGCTTGAGGCCATAGCCAAAGGAAAGGAACTATAGGTAGTATTGTAGGATATGGCTAGGGCTAAGAAGGCAAAAGTCACCGCCGACGACCTGAAGAAACCCAAGAAGTCCAAGGTCAAGAAGCCTCGGGACATCCGCAGCATGTTCCGGGAAATCCTTGCCGAAATTTTGGCCGAAGGTGGCGTCCTCAAGGTCAAGAAAGATTGGATGAGGACCAAGGCTTTCGACGTGGTGGACACGCCCGAGGCCTTGCAGGAATGGGTAAGCAAGGCCCTCAAAGATGCCCCGAAGTTCAAGTTCTACGACCATGAGTCCATCGTCGCGGCGCTCGATACCGAGACCCTGAGCCTCGACACCAGGCTGTTCGTGCGCATGCACGCCCAGCCGGACGGCTCCTACAAGCAGACCTATGAAATCAAGACGGACATCGGCGGCATATGCCTTTCGGTGGACGGCGTTAAGGGCATCTACATCCCCATCAACCACGAGTTCCAGGACATCGGCCTTACGACGCCCGCGAAGAACATGGACCGCAAGGCGTGCGCCGACATCCTCCAGCCGTTCTTCGACCAAGTCCACCTCGTTTTCTACAACGCCAAGTACGACCGCGAAATCCTGCGCCTCACCATGGGCATCACGTTCCGCGACTACCCGTTCTTCGAGGACGTCCAGTGCCTCCAATACATCAACGACCCCAAGGCCGACATGGAGGACAAAAAATTCTATACGGGCGACACGGGCGGGTTGAAGGCCTTGTCCAAGAACGTGCTGGGCATCGACCAGATAGAGCTTGACGAAATCGCCAAGGTCAAGGCCGAGACCTGCCCCATCACCGGCTCGCCCTTCTGCGCCTGCATGGAAAAACAAAAGGAGGACAACAAGCACGGCCTCCGCAACCATTTCGCCCCGTTCAGTTGGGTGCCCGTGGAGCTTGCCCTCTATTACGCCGCCTCCGATGCCATTTGCACGTGGCTGCTGTGGGAAAAGCTCTGCGAGCTTGCCCGCAGCCGCCGCACCGCCCACCGCATCGACCACGAGCTTGTGGACTCCATCGCCTGGATTGAGCGCCAGCGGTTCATCATCGACACCGAGCGTCATCGCAGGACGGTAATGGGCCACCAGAAGAAGCTGGCGCAGCTTGAGAAGAAGCTGTACGACCTCGCCATCGCCGCTGGCTACCAAGAGCCTTCGACCGACGAAGGCGAAGTCATGGAGAAGGACAAGTTCAACCCCGGCTCCAACGACCATCTCCGCAAGCTGTTCTTCGATGTGAAGAAGTACAAGGTCACCAAGATGACGGACGGCGGCAAGAAGGGAGTCAAGAAGGCGTCGTGCGATGCCGAGGTCGTCGACGACCTGTTCAAGGAGCACCCGGACGACGAGTTCCTGTCCACCCTGTCGGAATTCAAGGACTACCAAGCCCTGCATCCATCCAGCCTGCGCTACGACCCGAGCGACAGCACCGCCCGCATCTACCTCAAGCAGAACATCGTGGCGGGCGGACGCCTGTCCTCCGCAGGGGGGGACTTCTACAAGGACGGCGGGTTCGGCCTCAACAGCCAAGCGGTCAAAAAGGTCGAGGGCTACCTTATGTGGAAGGTGACGGGGAACATCCTCTCGCCGGACGAGATACCCGAGGACCAGATAGAGGAGCACGCCGAGGAAGAACTTCACCCATCTTGTTTCCAAGAGAAGGACGGCAAGCGGACCAAGGCACCGGGCATCATCAAGAACCACATCGGCCAATACATGGGGTATGCCGTCTGCCTCGTGCCCGGCTGCAAGACTTGCCGCGAGAAGTTCGGCGTCATCATCGAGAACGGCAAGATTGACGCCAACGAGGTGGTCAACCTCCGCTGCCTGTTCCACGCTCCGCCCGGATATACGTTCTTCACGGTTGACTACGGCAACATCGAGATGCGGGCGGCGGCCAACTGCTCTGGCGAGCCGGAATTCATCAAGGAATTCCTACAAGGCAAGGGGGACTTCCACAGCCTGACCGCCAGCAAGGTCTTCCCCGAGTTCAACGACCCGAACATCAGCAAGGCAGAGAAGAAGAGGCTCCGCGACCTCGCCAAAATCATCAACTTCGCCCTGCTCTACGGCGGCACCGAATATACCATCTATGAGAACATGAAGAAGCAGGACCCGAACATCACCCGCGAGCGGGCCAAGGAGATGGTGGACAATTACTGGGCCGGGGTCCCGGTCTTCTTCCAGTACGTGCAGATGAAACAGGCCATCGCCCGCGACAAACTCATCTGCACCACGACCACGGGGCGCGTCATCAACTTCAAGTCGGCGATGGAGGCCTTGCACATCCACGTGCCGAGCGACGAGGAGAACAAAAACCTCTGGAAGTACCGCGACCTCATGCGGCAGTCCAACGCCCTCAAGGACGAGGGCGACCCGGCATGGAAGGAACTCTCGTCCCTCGCCAACGGCATGTGGAGGCACCTCGACACGGGCGTCCGCAATGCCATCGACTACCAGAGGTTCATGAGCAAGATTCAGCGCGTGGCCGTCAATGCCCCCATCCAAGGCCTTTGCGGAGACTTCATGCGCATGTCGCTCAACAAGATTCGCCACTGGGTGGAGTCCGACCCGCTCGTGGCGACCGTCCTGATACTGCACTGCTCCGTCCATGACGAAATCGACTTCTGCGTGAAGGACGAGTACGTCCCGTTCGTGCTGCCCCGCATCACGCGGATAATGAAGCTCCGCAGGCTGCACGAGAAGCTCAAGTGGCCCGTGCCCATCGAGGCCGACGCCGAATACGGACGGTCGTGGGACGTAGAGCACCACGTCACGGGCGACGACGACCACCTGCCTGCGGGCTGGACGAGGATACCGGGCATCGCCACCTACCTGCCCCCCGATTGGGATGCCGATACCGTCAGGAACCTGATAAAGGCCATCCTTTCCGGGGACGAGAAGCGGATTGCCAAGGCCGAGGCCTTCCTCAAGGAGAACCTGCATGAACGGGCCTACGCTGCGGCATGGCATGCCTTCTGGTCCAAGGATAGGAAGAAGGGCGACCAGAGGCAGGCCGACCGGAAGGAGGTCCAGCGGGCGCTCATCGCCGCCCTCCAGCTTGACGAGTACTGGCGAATCGACAACGTTTCCGACGATGATGACAAGATGGAGACCTTCGCCCAGTACGAGGAGAGGAACGGGCTGGGTCCAGCCGACCGCAACCCCGCCGCCCTGCCGTTCGGGCCTCTGGGTTCCCTGCCCTTGGACGCCCCGGTGACGAGGTTCAAGCCCGAGCCGCTCAATGTCGTCATCCCCCCTCCGGGGACGGAGCATCCGTTCCTGAGTTTTTCCACCCCGGAAGGGCCGCAAACCCCCCCAGAAGCATCGGGAGCGACCGAAGGCACCCAAGGCACCATCCTGCCGTCCATCGCAGCGGAGAATGCCCTTGCCGTAGCGCCAGACCCAAGCCCAAGCAGCGTCCCTGCGGGAAAGGTGCTCTATGCCCTTGCCGACTTGGACGACGACCAATTCCACCTGCTCGACATCACCCTCGGCACGGGGGACAAGGACATCTACGTCAGCCATAACGGAGTCATCCACCACCTTCCCAACCATTCCATAGACTACATCCCCGAACGTTTTCGGAAAAATGATTAGCGAAAACAGTGTTAGGGGGTAGTTATGCCTGTCCCAGAACGTGCCTATAAGTCCGCACAATACCTCGCCAACCGAGTAGACGAAAGGGAGCAGCCGTGCCCCCACTGCCTCGGGCAGGGCATCCGCCTGCCGGAATGCGTATACCAGCGCTCGGAGTCCGAATGCCCCTTCTGCTTCGGGTTGGGGGTTGACCCCGAAAGCTACGTCAGGAAGGACAGCGCAGCCTAGTGAACAGATGCAAAAAGTGCGGCTCCCCCTACTATGGCAAGCGCCATCGGTGCGCCGGTACGGTTGACTCTAAGTTCAAGACGAGGAAGCAGCTAGGGCTGAAGGACGGCGAGCTTCCCTTCAAGTTCCGGGTGGAGATAGACCCGAAGGAGGATGGCGAGGTCGAGGTCAGCCGGAAGCGTGCCCTCCTCCGCCTCAATTCCCAGAGAATCTACGCCCAGATGGGATGTTCCGTGCAGGCCCTCAACAGCATGAAGAACACCGCCCTGTGGATGGCCAGGCTGGCGGAGAACATGGACGAGGAGGACAAGTCCACGGTCCTTCCCATCCTCGTGGCGACCGAGGGGATGCTCTCCGGGCTGGAGGACCTTTCCCACAGGATGACCGGCAGGGCCATGCAGATGGAGGAGGTCGTTGAGAAGGAGAGAAAGCACGCCCGTGCCGCCCGGCAGCGTCTCGTCAAGGCTTCCAACGATAAGTTCAGGAAAACAAACGAGTTTGGCATATTTCGATTGGGAACAGACGGTATCGACCTTCTTCCCATGGAGGAAGAGGACATTTTGAAGCAGTTTGATTTCATGATAAAGGCAGGGAAGGGCTTACCGGGAGACGATGGATAAATCCCCGTCTATCTGGTTCTTAATTAGGGGTTGACTGATTATGGGGCGGAATGCCGAAGACTTAACAGGTCGGGTTTTTGGTAAATTAAAAGTACTTGAACGCCGTGGAAGTAACAACCACGGTAGTCCGATTTACCTTTGCCAGTGTGCCTGTGATGCCAACACCAAGGTTGAAGTATTAGCCGACAATCTTCGGAGAAAGCACACTAAAAGCTGTGGGTGTCTCCGCCGTCAATTGCTGCCATATAAGTCTCAGTATCTTCGGTTACTTTCGGTTGCCCAACGTGAAGGACACCCAGTTGATGTCTCCTATGAGGATTTTCTTGAATATACAAAACAAAGCAGGTGCCATTATTGCGAAGGAGATGTAGTTTGGTTTGCTTATGGCGGCAAGAATCGGGGATATAACCTCGACCGTAAGGACAACTCTCTTGGATACACAAAACCCAATGTTGTTGTGGCCTGTAATACCTGTAATCGAGCCAAGGGAAATCGCTATTCTTACGAGGAGTGGGTCTGTATGACTACGGCTTTGAAGGCGTTGAGGTTGAGTAAGGAGAGCCGAGCATTTGTGGCTGCATAAAATATGGCTGAAAAAACCAACAACATCCTCCCCAAGAACGTGGTAAGACGTGAACGGGGAGCAAATCTGCGCATCGGCACCACCGAGTTCAAGCGGAAGGTCGCCACGAGCAAAGGCGGGAAGCAATATGCCAGCGCCGGGCCGGGGAGCACCTATAACCCGTCTTCCCATGAAATCGTGGACACCCAGATAGCCCGTGTCCGGCAGATGGCCACGATAGGCATCCCGACCGGGGCGCAAGGCTGGGGGATGTATGAGCGGGTCCGGGAGAAGACCGCCGCCCTCTTCTCTGACGGGAACCTCGGAAATGCCGACATCGCCGATTCCAACAACATCGGCTACTACAGCTATGAGTTCCCGGTGGACGCCCTCGAACTCCCGGCGTCCCGTGCCGAGGAGCTTCGCTTCTACCGCCTCGCCTATGACCGCGACCCCATCGTCGGGCGGGCCATCGACATGCACACCGAACTTCCCCTGTCCAAGTGGACGTTGGAGAAGCCGAAGTGCTCCAGCGACGACTTCGCCGACTACGTCTTCGACTTCTACCAGCGGCTCATGAGTGATACCAAAATGTTCCAAGTCCTCATCCAAGCTGTGCGCGAGCATTGGACGATAGGCGAGGCGTTCATCTTCATACAGGAGTCCGCCGAGGTCGAGCTTTGCAAGATGGCCAAGGCCGTCTTGGAGAAGGCGAACATGAGGAAGAAGAGGCCCGACGCCGCCCAGACGGAGCCGGGCATGGAGGGCGAAAACCCACCGGCTGGCGGCACAGCCGACCGCATCCTCGACTTCCTCCAGCCCGAGAAGCGGTCGTCCTGGCTGAAGCACGTCTCGTCCGTGGTGGACGAAATCAAGCGGGCGGGCCTCGGCTTCGAGCCCGACGAGGACATACTCGCAGTCAAGAGCGAGCTTCGCAACAAGCGCATATCCTTCACCAAGAAGGCCAAGCGCCTGAACGGCTTCCTCAAGTTGGCAGCCAAGATGGAACAGGAAAAGGAAGCCAAGCTCATCTCCCGCGACGAGGCAGAGGACGACTATCCGATTCAGGTCAAGACGGCCCAAGACGCCCCTGCACCCCCGCCCGGAGGGGCCGATGCCCCGCCCGAAGGCGAGGGAGCGCCCATGGGTGACGCGGGCTTGGCCGACGTGGCGGGCATGGGTCCCGAGGGCGGGATGGGCCTCGAAGGCGGCATGCCGCCCGGCGACATGGGGGACATGGGCGGAGGCGGGCTGCCGCCGATAGGCGGCGGAGGCGGAGGCGGGTTCCCGATGCCGGAAACGCCCCCCGGAGACATGGGGGCAGTGCAGCAGGCAATCTCGCAGGGGTCTTCCCTCGAAAAGCAGAGGGAGTTGCTCCAACTCAAGCACATCATCAAGCTGCTGGAAAAGAAGAAGACCGTCCTCGAAGAACTCAAGGAACTCCGCGAGAAGCGGCACGAGGAGGAGGAGCTTTTCAGCCACGTCGAGAACAAGGACTACGAGGGCTTCGAGAAGATTCAAGTCCTCCCGCCCGAGCAGATAGAGCTTGAGGCCGGGGACGGCATGACGGAAGGTCCGACCATATTCTACAAGCCGCTGGAAAAGCAGAAGACCGCATATCTGGAAGACCCGGAAGTTGACCCCGAAGTCAAGGGCACGCTGGAGCAGGACGGCAAGGTTGCCCTCAACAAGGACGGCCTCAAGGGCAGTTACGTCATCCAGTTCGCCCGCAAGAAGAGCGACTACGAACTCCACGGGCGCAGCATCCTCCAGCGCTGCATCCGCACGGTCATCTACCGCGAGAAGCTGCGGCAAGTTCAGTCCACGTTGGCGTCCCGCAACATGACGCCCAAGACCCTGGTCGTAGCCCCAGACATCCCGCCCGCCGAGGTCATGGCCCTGCGTGCGCACATCGACGAGGCGAAGGCCGACCCGGACTACAGCGTCGTGCTCAACTACGAGGCACGCTGGGACGAGATTGGCTCCGATGGTAGGTTGCTCGCCCTCGACGGCGAATGGCAGCACACCAACTCCGACCTCTCCATCGGCCTCGGGTTCAGCCCCGAAATCCTCATCGGCGAGGGGTTGTATTCCGGCAACAAGGTCCAGTTGCAACTCATCGAGACCAGCTACCTCCAGTTCCGCGACGTATTGGCCGACATCATCGAGAACGGCATCTTCAAGCCCGTCGCTATGAAGAAGGGCTTCTACGAACTGGACAAATGGGGCAAGCCCCGGTGGATTTTCCCCAAGGTCTCGTTCTCCCGCCTCGCCCTGCGCGACTCGGGCGACGTATACGACATGCTGTACAACCTCTACTCCAAGGGCAGCATCCCGGTGTCCATCATCCTCGAATTCCTGGAAATCGACCCCGAGGACGCCAAGCGCAAGCTGGAAGAAGACCTCTACAGCGTCAACGACGCCAAGTTCAACGAATTGCTGTCCGGCATCTACAACAGCATCGGGCAGGCGGTCATGACACGGTCCGACGTCGTCAAGCGCGTCATCAAGGGCTTGCAGCTTGACGAGGTTGACCAAGAGCCCGAACAAGGGCCTGAAGGCAGTGGCCAAGGCGTATAGCCTTTAGTTTCAATTATTTATGAAGACGCTTCTTGACACCAACCTGTGGTCGTCGGACCTCTATGAGGGCAATGCCGCATTCGTGCAGCGGGCCTCTGACGGGGTCATCTTCGTCGTCAGCCAAGTGCGCCCGGCGACCAACGACTTCGTCGTCCTGAGGTCGAATGTCGTCCCTCCCGACCCCGGACCCGGCTGGTCGTTCACGCAAGTAGCCTCGTACGCCTTTCCCGAGCCGAACATATCGTTCGACCCGGTGGTGTCCTACGATACCGGCACGGGCATCCTCCACATCATCGGGACGCGGAACAATCCTCCGGTGGACATCCTCAAGTTCTCCTTCGATACGTCCACCTCCGTGCTCAGCGGCCCCACGGTCTTGGCCACGGTTTCGGTGGTCCGTGACGGATATGACGTCTGCCCCATAGGGTCGGGATATACGTTCATCGCCGCCTCCGTCACCAACCCCCTTACGGTTGACCAGATAGACACCACCGTGCTGGTCACGGGGATATCCATATCCTCGAACGTCCTGACCGTGGAGACCGCCTATGGCTCCCCTCCGGCAGGGAACTTCTTTCCGCCCGGAATACAGGTCACCTTTTCCGGGATACAGTTGGCCACGTTCTTGAACGGCGTCACGGTGCAGGTGGCGTCCTCGGACTTCTTCCACTTCACCGCCAGCTATAGCCATCCCGATTATTCGCAGGCATTCAGCCCGCCGATGTACGAGTCGGGGTTCGCCACGTGGCTCCCCGGACATACGCTCTTGGGCTTCATGCTGGACGCATCCGACGTCATCGCTACGCCTCCGTGGGCGCTGGCCTCCTCCCCCTACAGGAGCGGGCCGGTGTTCGGCTCCACCTCGGCATGCCTTTCCAGCGGCGGGGACATAGAGGTCTATTACGAGAGCCACCCCAAGAACACGCTGTTCCAAGACCAGACCTTCTCCGTCATCGAGCTTGTCGGCACGCCGACATTGTCCCCGCCCGACGTGGCATGGGGGGACCCGACGACGCTTACGGCCTTCACGGGAAGGTATACGGACAACCGCCTCACCATCATCCCCGATGGGGATGACCGGGCGGCATGCCTCGTCTATTACGTGCAGCCCCCGCAGACCAGCAGCATCGTCGGCAACATCCTGCTGGGATATTACAGCCCATCGTCATCTCCGCCGACATGGAACTGGGCTATGGCGACCGGGCAGGTCCTCGACGGCTCCATCTTGCAGGCGGCGGTGTCCCTGTCCCAGACCATGGGGGCGAGCGTCTCCTACGTCCTGTCCCCCGCCTACAACAAGCGGGGGGCATGGGCCTATGCCAACTTGGCCGCCAACCCGGCATGGCAACCCAGCTATTCGGTCAACGACTGGGTGCTCTATACGACGGCATCCCCTCCCTCGGAGGAGGACTTCCTGTGCGCCAATCCCATGGCCAACCGGGGATGGTGGGCCTCCACCGGCCTGTACAATCTCGGCGACATAGCCTCCGTCCCCACCTACTACCAAGCTCTGGACGACATAGTCGGCAGCCCTGAGAATCTTCCGCCCCCGGACGACACCGGAAATTGGCAGTCCGCCACCACGCCGGTTCCCGTGACGCAACAATGGAACCCCTCCGCCCCCTACATGGAAGGAGCAACCGTGGTGGTGCCAGCCTACTACCGGTTCATTGGGACGGCGGCGACGGGCACCGTCCCCCCGCCCCTGGATTCGGCCAACTGGGAAATCCTGCTTCCTCCGCCATTGGATTCGGCCAACTGGACGGTAGTCCCCGCCGCATGGCCCTTTTATTCGGGCGAACTTGACCTCAATACCTTGAGCATTTCCAACTTTTACAACTATGCCAGCCTTGGCCTCACGTGGCTGCGGGGCACCAAGTCCGTCCTCGACGACAAGACCCTGTGGGCCGTCGTGGGAGAGGCCAGCACGGGAGAGGCGGGCTCCCCTCCCCTGGAAGACGTGCCCTATTACGTCTCGCACTTCAACGTCCCCCCGACCGTACAACTTTCGCCCATATCGGGCACGGTGCTGCGTGGCACCCCGTTCCTCCTCGATGCGAGCGGCACCTACGACCCCGACACGGGCGATACCATAGCCTATACATGGTCGCTAATCGTCCCGTCGAGTCCGCCCGACTCGCCGTATGTCCACCTCACCCCCCTCCTTCCCCCGGACGAGGCCGACCTGCTCGCGGACAGGGCAATCGGCGGTGCGGAAGTCCCGGTCAGCGTCTCGGTGGTGGCGGTAGACTCCACGGGAGCGAACGTCAACCACCCGCCGATGGACGTTTCGTCGGTGGCCTACAGCCATGGCACGAACACGGCATCCCTGGTCGTAAATTCCATCGCCACGGTCAGCATGGGGCAGAAGGTGCTTGCCTACGGCCTCGCTAATGCCACGTTCCTGAACAATGCCGTGCTTACGGTGACGGGAACGCTGCCCAGCCCGCCGACCATCGAGGGAACGGTATCCTTTGCCATAAATGGCATCCAGCCAAGCTCGAACTATGGTCCGGCTGCCGACACCGGCTACGCCATCATCCCGCCCCAGTATCAAGTCGTCCAGTCCGACGCCTCCTCTCCGCCCGTGGGCTTCATAATCCCGTTCGACGCCGCCCCGACCATAACGATGCCCAGCATCCCGACGGCGGCAAGGAACTCCGTCGTCACCGTTGCCCCCGTCATAACTCCGATTCCTCCCAACGCCGACTCCGTCATGACCTATACGTGGACGCAGATTGCGGGGGATGTGATGGCCGCCTATGGGATGGACACGCCGGTCCTAACCTTCTACACCAACGGTGCCGACATAGACGGGGAAGACGTGACGTGGAACCTTGAGGTCGATGACGGTGTCAACCCCGCCGTGTCGGCCCAGATAACCATATGGGTGGACTCGTACTTCACCGTGTCCCCGCCCGTCCCCATCGACACCCTGAACTTCAGCCGGGCGGTGTGGTGGGGGAACATAGCGGAGCGCAACGCCAGCGCCAGCCCCCCGGCATGGGGTCCATTGGATTCGTCCGGCATATTCACCGACTTCTTCGGCGTGAAGCGGACGAACGTCCTGCAAGGCAACAGCCCTCCCTTCGTGGGCAACGACCGGTACATCGTCATATCCCCATATTCCGTGCTCGTATACGTAGGCGACGAGTCGGGCAGCAGCCCGCCGATGTACCTCTTGCGCAAATTATACCTTCCCGCGCCGAGCATGGCGCTCCCGCCGCTCGTCTCCGACGCCGTGCATACGGAGGATGACTACACGCTGGTCTTGGGGAATGACAACAACCTCTACCGGTACGACGCCGCCCCGCTCATCGAGACGGACAACCCCGACATCATCCTCGACCTGTCCGATTATTCCAGCCTTGCCTTTACCAAGGTGTTCAGCACGGTCAGCTTCGCTGGCGAGCGGGTGTTGGCGCTTTCCGGCCCGGACGGATGCCTGTTGGCACAGGTTGACAACGATACCCTCGTCCCCCAAGCGGTCCTCGAAATCAGCATGACCTCCCAACTTCTCTACGGTGCCGACAACGTACAGTTTGTCCGCCTGTCCGACGTGGAGAACACTCGCTCGGGGCAGGTGTTCATCGGTACCGTAGACGCTTCCGGGAACACTTACGAGACCCTCGTCGACTTGTCCAGCGGGTCCATCATCGGGACGTGGAACAAGACCCAGCTTGTCAACCAGATTGTGGCGAGCGGCGAGGTCCTCTTCCAGCCTTACAGCCCCTATTCCGGCAAGCCCCTCGCTCCCACGCTCGGCACCCCCGTGGACAAAGGGGCTGCCATCCAGCCGGGGTACGAGCTTGTCGCCTTGTCTTGGATTCAGGACCGGCCAGACCTTGCCAGCGGATACGTGATATTCGGCTCCGCCAACGGCGGCTCGACTTGGTTTATCGCCTCCACGGTGGGGAGCGGTTCGATAGAGACCGTCACCCTGACTATTGCCAAAGGGCATACCTACCTCTTCAGGATGTACACCGCCTCTGACGACGGGGACTCCGGGTATTCCAACGAAGAGTCAATTTCTGTCTAAAAACTCATCAAAAAATGAGTATTATCGGGTGTCGTTCTCCGTCCCGAAGGGGTGGGGTGAAAGGGCATCATGATAAAAAAATCGAGTCTTTCCCCCATCATCAGGATGGCCGGTATTCTTGATTCTTCCGCCTGCCAATACATCGGCGTGCAGGTCCCGCCCGGCAAGCCGCCCGCCTTCTACCGTTCCAGCAACATCAGCTTCATCCAGTCCGAAGGCTTCAATTCCCCTGCGGTGAGGCATTTCGTCTCCTTTCCCCACTTGCAGGACTGCCTCCGTGCCTCTGCCGACAACCTTGAGCTTTCCGTGGATGCCAACGGCATCGTCTGCGTCGAGTCGGTGGACGGGGCATACAAGAACTTCCTGCACGTCCATACCGTCCGGGAGGGAGGCACGGGGGTGAAGTACCACGACATCGGCGAGCCCGGCAGCGAGCACATCGACCCCATGGCCTTATCGGGCTTGGACGTGGATTCCCTCGAACTTTCCCAGCAGCCGTCATTGGAGGAAGGGACCATCTTCCTCGTCACCCAAGCCGGGGTGGCCAAATGGCAGGTCCCCGACGCGCTCAAGAACGTCAAGCTGCATCCCCGCAAGTCATTCCTCAAGTTTGCCTGCGGAGGGAAATTGGACTCCCTTGCCATAAGCGGGCGAGGGTATTGGGTCGCCCAGCGGGAGGGAATCGTCGGGTGCTTCTCTTCGCACGACATCAAGGACCCGCAGCGGCAGGTGTACAACGTGCCGGGAACCGTCATTGCCGTAGTGGACGCTGCCCGCCTGGTGAGCGCCCTGCGCAGCGTGCTCGTCCTCTGCGAAAAGACCGACAAGGTGGAGGTTTCATCCGACAAGGGCGTGGCATGCCGGGACAGGTTCGGGAACGAGGCCACGTTCAGCCTCGGCACCCCATCGGCCCCGTGGGGCAAGTTCATCGTCACGGGGCTCATAGCGGAATTCTTGGTCGCCGTCCTGGGGCAGTCCCCGGATAAGGAGGCGGCCATCCAGAACATATCCCCCGTCGCAGTCGGGCCTGCCATGCGGATAAGCCGGGGGGCATTCGACGTCGATTTCAGGGTATTAGGCTAATGGAAATAGAAGTTATCGTCAGGCTTAAGAAGGACAACGGCGACCTCCTGTATTATGAGTCGCTGTTCACCGAGGTCACTTGGATGGATGGGACTCCCGTCAGGGAGGACGAAACCACCTATGCAGGAGTTCCCCTGTCCAAGATTACTTTCGACCAGTTGACCAACGATGTGATGAAGGCCATGAAGCTTACGTGGCCGGAAACCAAAAGGAGAGAAAATGGCAACAAAAACAGTTAAGAAGTGGGCTTTCAAGGTGGTCATGAACCGGGAGATTGCCACCTACCTGAACGGCCTTTCGCAGGGTGGGGGCACGGTGTTCTCCGTCTATCCCTCGGGCACGTCCATGGGGAGCTTCGACGTCATTTCTTATGTGGAGGAAGTGGTTCTTCCCGAACCCGTGATGGCCGGTTCCCCCATGAGCAAGCTTCAAGTCGATTACCCGGACGACAAGAAGAAGCCCGCCCTGGTGAAGGAGGCCGTGAAGAAGCCCGTCCTGGTGAAGGAGGCCGTGAAGAAGCCCGTCATCACCAAGGCGCAAGCGGATGCTCCCTCGTCCAATGCCGGAATGGCCGTGGTCAAGGGCGAGCCAAAGGCCGGGCCGGTCGGCGAGACCACAATCGACGTGCCTCCCAAAGAGGGGGGATTCAACGCCGAGGCACAGGCCAAGCTTCCCCAAAGTAAGTAGCCCGAGGTAACCAATGCCGAAAAAGCCTAGCTGGTACGACAGCTTGGAAGCGCCCATCCGCCCGTTCGTCAAGCTCCTGCGTGACAACGGGTGGAACACGACGTGCTCCTGCGGTCATGGAATGTGGGTGGAGTTGGACATCTACACCTACATGGATGACCTGGAGCACCTGCGCAATTTCCTGATTGAGCACGGCTACCGGGACTTCACCATTCGTGGCGACATGCGGGTGCAGGACCTTTGGCCGACGCGCCGGGCGGTAGTGTATCTTGGGAATTTCATTCCCGCCGATGACACCAGCGCCAAGGAACTGACGGCCAAGATTGCCCACTTCAAGGAAGCCGCCGAGCGCCTGCATCAGGAGAACTACCGGCTGAGACAGCGTTTGAAAAAGAGATGAACAGCCAGCAGCTTGCCAATCGCATAGCAACCTTCCGCTCCGGGTCCGTCCGCCTGCGCCAGCAGCTTGAGTACGAGGCCGCCTCCATCGTCCGCTTGCAGGACAAGGTCAAGCGCATCGAGGAGGAGAAGCTCGACCTCCAGAAGGCCCTGTCCCTCATCGACAAGTGCATCGAACTGGTGAGCGCCCACGGCATCGGGAAGATAGAGCACATCGTCACGGCGGGGCTCCAGCAGGTGTTCAAGGACGAGAAGGAGCCGATATCCTTCATCGTGGAGAAGAAGGAGACGGCGAGGGGGTACAACTACCGCCTGCTCTGCAAGCAGGGGGAGACCATCGGCAATCCCATGACGACCTTCGGCGGCGGGGTGCAGAACATGTGCGCCTTCCTATTGCGGGTAGTGATGTGCAAGAGGTTTAAGTTAGCGAAATTCCTGGTTTTTGATGAGTCGTTTAACAACGTCAACGGAAGCAGAAATCAGTCCAGACTTTCTTCTATGCTTCATACCTTGACCCAAGATTTTGGCTTTACTATCTTGGTTATAACCGGTCAAAAGAGGTTGGCAGAGGCCGCAGACCGTATCTATGAAGTGTCATCGTCAGAGAACATACCCGTCCTTAGGCCAGTCCAACATGTTGATTTATCTGATTCTGAATAGGGTTAACGGTAAGGTTTACATCGGGAAATGGGCACGTAACTCTCTTCTGCAAAGATGGAAGATGCATCTGTATACATCTAAGACAGGAGGGGGTTGCGCCATCGGGGCTGCCATCCGAAAATACGGAGAGGACGCATTTTCCGTATATCTGTTGTCTTCTTGGGCCTCATCAAAAAACGATTTGTCCGAACAAGAAAAGTATTTTATAGCTCGGTATCGTAGCCACAACCCGGAGTATGGGTATAATCTGACAATGGGGGGAGAAGGAGGAACTCCAACTCAAGCTACAAGACGAAAAATGGGCGAAGCTAGAAAGAGATTTACATTTACCTCTGAGATTCGGCAAAAAATGAGCAAGGCCCTAGAGGGAACAAATAATCCGATGTTTGGAAAACACCACTCATCAGATACTCGTAAAAAAATGAGCCTGTCCCATATTGGAGTAAAGAAAGGGCCTCCATCCCTTATCACAAGAGAGAGAATAAGAAAAAAAGCATTGGGACATATTCCTTGGAATAAGGGAACTAAGGTTGCTACATGAACAGGCTACTTACGCCAAAAACCGCCGATGAGGTGCTCGTCAAGCTGCAAGAGCTTGTGCGGCGATACCGCCGCAGGTACATCCGCCGCTACCTCCGCCCCTGCCCCTACAATTGCAAGCATGCCAAGGTGGTGGGGAGGAAGGTCGTGGGGTGCGTCCGGTGCGGTTCCCGCAATCCCGAGTTCTGCAAGGCCCCGAAGGGGTTCGAGCCCCTCTACCCCAAGCAGGAGCTTGTTGACCAGTTCAACAAGATGCTCCGCGACCCGCAGGTGCTCTTGCAGGATTACCGGGACTTGGTGGCGTTCATGTGGACCTTGGGGTACTTCGATACGCCGGGAGCGGTCCCCGAGCACATCATACAGGAAAAGGTTCATGAAAAATGACATTGTCGGTTATACCGGCTATGCCCTCAATACGACGGTGGGCATCGAGGAGATGGCGAAGGCCGTAGGGATGCCGGTGGAGATGTACCGGGCCGAGGTGGAACATGGGATGTATTCTCCCGAGGCAGCCGCAGCCCGGCATGCCTTCTACGAATCCCACGGAGGGTTTTGCGGGAAGTGCGGGTGGCCCTTGGGAGCGCCGGGAGGGCACCGCTGCCCGAAGGAGAATTATGGCAAGGTGGAAGCCTGAGAAAGAGACGTGGTGGGTCGATTGCCGACCCCTCGGGTTCGGGCTGACCATTTATGCCTTGTTTGACAAGACCCTTCCTTTCCCATTGGGTTTGGTATGGGGGCAAACCCTCGGCAAGGTATTCCTCGTATACTACTCTTTCATCCTGCCATGGGCACGCCGGATGGGCGTCAGGACGAAGATGAACGAAGAGATTTTCCGCTACCACCGAGTCATCAGGACCGGGGGAGGCACCAAGGGCGGGCTGGCATTCCTCAAGGCTAAACACTATAGGTACGACAAGGTCTCCAACGAATGGTATTTAGTCAAGAGGGGACGAAGGCATGGCGAATGAGTGGTATCTTACGGACGTCCCGAAAATCATGTCCGAGGCGGACCTGCTCTACCGCAGGATAACGGAAAAGGCCCCGGACAAGACGAAGGAATCCGTGACCGTCCAGAGGATTGTCGAGGCCCGCAAGTGGGGTCCTAGCCTTCCCCTCTATGCAAGCAGGTTCGAGGCCGCCGTCAGGCAGCTTGGATGCTTCTACGTCCCCAAAGTCATAGTCCCCGGCCCGGCCTTCGTATTCCCCATGCGGTCGGCGAACGGGACATACCCCCGTGCCCAGACGAAGCCCTTGGAGGGCAGCGTCCTCATGATGGAGGGGATGAAGTACCGGTACGTCGGGGACAAGAACAGGTTCATAGGCCCCAACTGGCTGGGCAACGACCTCGATACCCTGCGGCTCATCGTCGAAAAACGGATGGCCATGTGCGTAGAGGGGGCGTTCGACCTTCTTGCCGTGCGCCTGATGTGCCCCGGATATCCCATCCTTTCGCCGCTCACCAAGCGGCTCGGCAAGCACCATATCGCCTATCTCCGCATCCTCGGGGTCAACCGGCTCATCCTCATGTACGACCGCGAGCAGCAGGGCGAAGAGGCCATGGAGCAGCAGATAAGGCAGATGAACGGGATAATCAACGCCTCGTCCGCCACCTGCCCGCAGAAGGACCCGAGCATGGCGCTGGAAAGGCTCAACTGGGCGAACGGCCTTTATTCCACAGTTTCCCAGAGTTTCGAGTATTAGGTTTTGAAGGGGCATATCATGCGGTTCTGGAAACGGAAAGATAAGACGCCTGTCGGCACCATCCAAGATGTGTTGAACTCTCTTGAACCCGTCAGCGTGGCTGCCGACCTCGGTACACCCTCCAAGGGTAACATATGCCTCGGCGGTTGGAAGGATTGGTATCTGTTTTACGCCGTCCGTCGTTGGGGATTATGGCATGGATGCTACCGTTACTGGCTCCACTATCTCCGTCCCGATAACTGGTGGTTCTGGGCGAAACAATGGTACAAGGAGTGGCGGCTCATCGACCGGCGTAAGAGACTGGGGTGGCCTCGCAATGTGTGGGCGATAAACCGGGACGGCGACTTGGGGCTGGTGGAATGCCCCAAATGCAACGAATTCCAGACCGTGACTTTCTGCCGGGAAGATAAGTCTTTCGAGTGTTATGTCTGCGATTGTCACTTTGACGTATACCTTGAAGATGGAGTGGTCAGATTGAAGGACCATCGGGAAGGCAATGTCAAGACACCGACCAAGGCGGTCACCGACGAGACGGGAATCCTCCGCCTTGGCATAGATAGAGATGCTCCGTGGTGGTGGGAGCGTAAAGAGGTTTATCGAGACTATAACCCGGACAACGGCATGGATGGGCATGGGCATTACCCTTATGCTATCCTGCCGCCACGTCCACACCAGCCGACGATAAGCGAAGCCGAGGAGATAAAAAATGTCAAATAATGGACCTGCCGGGGCCGAGCCCGAAAAACTCTCCGTTATCACGGTCACAGACTTCGACGGCCTGTACGATGAGGAATGCGAAGGCGTCAGGTACGACATCAACGACCGCAGCAGGCATGGCTGCGGGTTCTGGAACACCCATGCCTGGGTCAACGCCAGCCTCGGGTGGAAGAGACAGGACGGGAAGAGGCACGTCTCCATAGAAATCGGGGAAAGCGGGTCGGGGGGATTCTATGGCTCCGTCCGGCTCTGCCGCAAATGCAAGCTCATCGACTGCTTCCACTGGTGGGACAAGGAGAACGTCTACGAAATCTGGTACGACAAGTATTACTCCGAGACCCGGTCGGTCAAGCATTGCTGCCGTTGCGGACGCAGGATATCGCTGGGGGGGTGCGGGGAGTGCCACCCCAGCGTCCGTGCCGTCGCCCTCGTCAACGAGGTCATGGAGGAATGCCGGAAGGCCAAGGAAGAGAAGCTCAAGGAGGAAGCGGAGGAGGTTCGGAAGCAGTGGGAAGACTTGGGCGGCGTTGTCGGCACCCCCATTTTTGGCACCACCGTGCTGTCCGGCCCCTCCTTCGGCAGCGGGTTCTTCGTAGAGCTTCCCGTAATCATCTCCAGGATGCTCGACAACCAGTCCGAGGGCGTGGTCCGGGAGTACATTAGGGAGTGCTGCAAGGACGGCATCTGCCGCCTTAACGATGACTTGAGGATATTTCCTCCGAGAGGTAAAACATGAGCATTTTCGCACGCGGAAATTGGGCGGTGTTCGGCGTCGAGCCGGACTCCATGACGGCATTCCAAGACGGCTTGAAGGATGACCTCATCCGGTTCAAGGCGTCCCAACTTGCGGCGGGAGTTGCCATAAAGATGCATGGCAATACCACCGTGGGCATCAATCCGTTCGGCAGCCCTCGGCTAGACGAGGATAAACACCCCGAGGCCCCCGTGAACAAGGTAGCCGTCATGGACCTCATCAAGATGATGGAGCAGGACCAGCCCTTCACCGTAGATTTCGGCTCTGTGCAGGAGTTCCTGCCGTCCGAAGAATGTTTGTCCCTCGGCAACAAGGCATATGCCTTTTGGTTGGTCGTCAACGACCCGAAAGATGTCACCGACCCGGCGTCCAAGAAGGAGGCCATCGCCTACAAGGAAATGGACCGCCCCTTTCGCTTCCTCGCCAAGAAGGAGAAGGAGAGCGTGGAGGCGGAGGTCGATGCCTCGGCGGTCATGGCAAGGAAGCAGTTTCCCGTCATCGTGGACTTCCAGCATGGGCGCGTGTATGCCGAGTCCACCTCGAAGGACGACCTGCTTGCCCTCCGGGGCCTGCTGGCGAACCTCGGAGCGAAAACCTTCTCCCTGTGCTGGCATTTCGGCAAGGCCTCGTGGCCATCCGACCTGCTCACCCAAGTCCATGCGGACAGCCGCTTTACGTCGGAAATGAAATCGAGGGCCGACGAGCTTGCCCGGCTCCACCCGGAGCAGGTGGAAAAGCTGGAAGACAAAGAGACGGAGAAAGTCGTTTCCTCCTTCTTTGCCTTCACCCCGCTCGGGAACGGCTTCGTCGCCGCCCTCGGCTGCCCTTCTTTGGTCTGCATCCACCCGGTCTCCGACCCCGTGGGCGTGAGCAGCCCGTCCGTCGCCTTCTCCATCCTTGGGATGACCAACGACTCCGAGCTTGCCGGGGCGAGCCTGACCATCATAGAGCCCGTGACCAAGAACACCAAGAAGGGGGAGAAGGTCGTCCACAAGCCGCTGCTCTCCGTGGACATCCATAACAACGTCAACAACTTCGACGCTGGGGCGGCCCTGCTCCGGGGCTTGGATTTGCCGCAGTTCAAAAAGCACGTCAAGACGGCCCTCAAGGCGCAGGGCAACAGGCTTGCCATCAAGGATTTTTGGTCTTTGTGGCTCAACGAGCTTCACGACGCCACCCTGACCATCTCCGACAGCATCACTAGCGTCCTCAGCCCCGAGGGCGAGCCGGGGTTCTACGGACTCGCCACGATGGACACTGAGGCGGACGAATCGACCATAGAGGTCAAGGAATGAGCTTGGATTTCAACCTGTACTTCGATGCAGAGGAAGACGAGCGGTGCCCGACGTGCGGCCAGTTGCTTCCCGATAATGGGGTGAGCATAGCCTATAGCGGGAACATCACCCACAACCTCGCCAGGATGGCCGAGGAAGCCGGGGTGTACAAGCTCCTCTGGAGGCCCGAGGAAAAGGGCGTATGGCAGGCAAGGCAGTTGATTGGGCCTTTGGCCAAGACCATCGCCAAGATGAAGGCAGACCCAGAGAAGTTCAAGAAACGCAACCCTCCCAGCGATTGGGGAAATTACGACGTTTTGCTCTCCTTTATGGAAGAGGTCCTCAAGGCAGCCAAACAATACCCCGACGCAAAAATCGGGGTTTCGAGATAAGGAGGCGGTCATGCCGGAAAAACAGGAGCAGGAGTTGGTGGAGGAAGCTTCCCTCCCGCAGGCGGAGATTGCCGTCATCGTCATGGGGGACAAGGGCGACGTCCTCTTGGGGAAAATCCCGGAGGGGTTCGACAAGGACAAGGTTTCCATGCCCATGAGCCGGATAGAGCCGTTCGAGTCCTTGTCGGATGCCGCCAAGCGCACCGTCATGGAATGGGCAGGGGTCGAGGTCAACCCGCAGCATGCCATATTCGTATGCGAGTCCATCCACCCGGAGGTGCAGGAGCACCGGGTCGTCATCTTCGTATTTGCCAACCGCATCGGCAAGGCGTCCAACAAGAAAGATTCTTTCTGGGTCGATGTCCGGGAGCTTGGAAACTATCAGGAGGATTTGAGCGATTTGGCCGCCGATGGGTTCTACAAGCTGAGCATCATACTCAAGAGGCAGGCACAGGCGGCGGATTCCCAGCCCAAACAGGCGTAGGAGGCAAGCATGGACAAAAAGACAGCCGACAGGCTAGAAAACATCAAACAGCATCCAGAAGACCACCACCACGATTACGACAGGCTGCTTTCCTGTTGCATGGTGGACGGGGCGTTGGATACCCTCCTGATGCAAGCCCATCAGGACTACGCCCCGATAGGCTACAATGGCGGGAAAGCCTGCGACACGACCGATGGGCCGTGTTCCTGCGGGGCTTGGCATTGATGAACCTGATATCCCAGAGGCCACGGAACTGGAACGAGGTGGTAGGGCAGGAGAGGGTGGTGTCCCTGCTCCAAAGCCTGCTCACCATAGGGAAGTTCCTGCCCCGAGGGTTCATCCTCAAGGGTCCGTGGGGGGTGGGCAAGACCTCCGTCGCCCACCTGCTTTCCCGTGCCCTCATGTGCTCGGGTCACAACCCGCTCGGTTGCGGCAAATGCCCCTCCTGCCAGTTCATAGACAAGGAAGGCATTGAGCACGACCCCGACTTCCTCATGACCGACGCCGCCTCCAAACCGGGGGTGCAGGACGCACGCGACCTCATGGATTGCATGATACAGCCGCCCATCACGGGGAGGCGCAGGGTCGCCGTCATCGACGAGGCCCACCGGCTTTCCAAGGAGGCTTGGGACGTGTTCCTCAAGCCGCTGGAAGAGGCGGATACCGACAGCGTCTTCCTCTTCGTCACCACCGACGAGGACCGCATACCCAAGACCATCCAGTCCCGCTGCATGCCCCTTTCCTTCTTCCGGGTGCCCGAGGATACCGTGATGGGGTTCCTTGCCAGCCTGTCGTCCCAGAACAAGGTTGACTACGACCTCCCCGCCCTGAAGGACATCGCCTGCCACTCCAAGGGCATCGTCCGGGACGCCGTACGCTGGCTGGCCATGGCTGCCTCCCTCGGAAAGGTCAGCCGGGAAAACGTCGACAAAATCCTCGACAATCCCCTCGAAAGCGCATGCCTTACGGTCATGCTTTCCATCTGCATAGGGGAGCAGAAGGCCGCCGCCAAGCTGGTTGACGACGCCGGGAGGATGGCCCCGCCGATAAAGGTCATCGAGACCATGTTCTCCCTCTATGCTCGGTCCTTCTGGACCCCGGCGTCACCGGAGCTTTCCCGCATCCCTGCCTGCCTACCGGACATCCGCCAGACCACCGAAGTCTTCCTGAGGTGGCTAAGCACCGCCCTTCTCCCCGCCGACGCCCTCCCGCTCTTGGTGTACGAGCTTTTGTCCATCGCCAAGGTCTCCAAGTCCGCCCCTCGCAAGGCAGCTTCCGCCAGCGCAGCGCTTTCCCCGAGCCAGAAAACATCCGGGATAGGGATATTGGAAGGAGAGGTCATATGAACGGCGACAAGTGCATCCCGCACCAACGGCGCTTCTTGTGGATAAAATGGACGAGCCTCCGCCACAGCATGCATTTCATCAACGAATGGGTGGAAGGCATCCCCTGTGGGATTGTGGTGTACCAGACGTTCAAGTGCCGCTACTGCGGGATGACGAGGACGGACTGTTACGAGCCCTCCAACCGATAGGTTCAAAAAGGGGGGTTTGGCGGTATTTATAGTGTGGAGGAGTGTATGGGGCGCTGCCCTGACCATGAACGCGACCACCCGGACGAGGTGTTCCTTTGCTGCGGCGAAATCCAATGCCGCTATGTCCTCCCCCGCCCGTTCGACGGCGGGTACCTGTGCTGTGCCCTGAAGGAAGGACACGAAGGACCTCACCTCACCCTCTACGAAGTGGAGCACCACAACGTTCCGGGGCACCAGGGCGAATGGGTGCTGCTGACGGACGAAAAACCCAAGAAAAAGCGGGGAAAATAAGGCCGTATGCTACTGACTTATGGTGACTGCTCCAAGCTCAAGAATAGGGAGTGGTGCATGCTGGAAGTACGGTCGGAGAAGACCATCGAGCCTACTCTCCGACGCATAGGAAAGGCAATACCGGCCATCTTCCGGGAGGACGCCGTCGAAATCTTCATTCCCGTGGGAAGGCGGGACCTCGACATTTTTGACCTTGAGGCCGCCGCCTATTTGTTCGTCCGCAGTGCCAACTTCCAAGGGCTCCTCCGCCTCAAGACCATCACCGGGGTGGTGAGCCTCGTCACGGTCGGGGACTCCAACCGGCCAAGCGAGGTCATCAAGGTGCCGGACGCCGACGTCCAGCCGCTCATACAGGCTGCCGAAAAGCGGTTCCGGGGGCACTCGTCCGGCATAGGCATAGGCTCGTTCGTCCGCGTCCTCAACGGCGAGACGAGGGATTTTTGCGGAAACGTCGTCTCCATAGGCAACGGAAAGGCCGTGCTCCGCATCACACTCAAGACCAAGAGCATCATGCTCGAAACCCCCCTCAACAACCTCCTCAACCTCACCCACGTGCCGCCAGAGCTTCGGGCCTACTACCATTGCCCGCTCGTCTCCAAGCTCAAGGAGGACGAGGAAGAGGAAGGAGAGGCCGCCTTGCCGGAAATCCATGCCAAGATTGACGAGGACACGAACAAGGAACTGGAAGGACCGCTCACGCCGGAAGAGTTCTCCGATATAGGCGGGGCGGGCATCGTCGCCAAGCTGCGTGCCACCAGGCGGGCGGCGGAAATCAAGGAAGCTTTGCGGCTCGTCAGGGAGGACACCAAGCTCGGGGAGTCCCCGCTCGTCCCCACGCTAAAGAAGGACAGGCACGAGCCCATCAAGAAGTCCCGGCAGAAGACCGTCACTGCGCTCGTCCGCAAGCTCATCCTAATCGACGGCATCCATACCCCCTTGGCCATCACCGCCAAGGTGTTGGAAGGAATCAAGAAGGGGGACGTGAAGAAGCCCAAGAACTGCTTCATCATCTATACGATAGTGAAGGACAACGTGATGCAGCACTGGGCGAGGAAGAACCACCCGGAGCTTGCCTCCTACCGGGACGTGGTAAGGCGGTACGGGGAGCCGTTCAAGTTCTCCGCCCGGCAGATTGCGGAGATGGACCCGACGCTATCCCTTCCTTTGGATAGCAACAAGGAGTAAAGCATGCCAACATCGACCTCGGGAAGCCCGCCCCAGCCGGACACGACCTCGCACGTCACCGTAGCCACGGCAGTGCCGCAGGCGTCGGTGCCGAACGACCTACTCAACAAGATGGCCAACCACCACATTACCATCAACTACATCGTCGTCGGCATCCTGCTCTTGGTCCTGGCGTTCGCCGGGATAGGGGCATGGGTCGGGCTCAAGGGCTACGAGAAGCTCATGGAGAGGGCCGAGGCGTCCGAGAAGCTGATGGTGCAGTACGAGCAGGGCTGGCAGGCGTCGCAGCAGCAGGTCAAGGCAGCCAACGACCTCTACCAGAAGGAGGCCGCCGCCCATGCTGCCGACCGGGCCGCCGACGCCCAGAAGCTCTTGGGCCTGACGCAGGCGATGCAGGCGCTCGATGCGAGGACGACCCAGCAGATGGCGCAGGTGCTCGCCCCCGGCAAGTCGGCGCAGGACGCCTTCTCCGACCTCGGCGGGGCATACAAGGGGACGGCTGGCATCAGCTTTGGCCTGAACTTGTCGAAGGACCTGACCGGGGAGCAATTGCTCGGCTTCCGGGTGCCTGAGGTGCAGCAGTTCACCGCCACCAAGCTCGACCGGGACAGGCTATTCTCCGACGATGCCAGCCTGACCCAGAAGCTTGCCTTGACGCAGAAGGACCTCGACAGCACCGGCTCGGACCTCAAGAACCTGCAAGCCTCCTATGCCGTCCTCAAGGACTCGGACGACAAGCTCCAACTGGCGAACGCCCAGTGCCAGAAGACGGTCACGGCCTACAAGAAGGTGGCCATCAAGTCCAGATGGCAGAAGATATGGGCCGGTACCAAGAAGGGTGCGGAGATTGCCGGTGCCCTCTTGGCCGGATACGAACTGGGGAAGCACCTATAGGGGGGTTTATGAAGGTAGAAAATCTGACCATCCACAGGATTCACGTCACCATGTCCTGCGGGTGCGGCGTGACATGCGACTTCAAGGACAAGCTCTGCAAGGACCCGTTCAAGCCGGAAGCGGAGACATATGCGGTCGGGCAAGAAGGCACCGCTCCTCCCGCCAAGACGCTCGCCGCCGTCAAGGAGTTCAACATCTGCGAGAAGCACAAAAAGGCCGCCGACAAGTCCATGCTGACGTTCGTCATGGCGGAGCGCATGGACGAGGCCATCGAGGACGCCCGCCGTCCCGTCCTGCGCCAGCCCGCATCGTCGCCGATGGCTCTGGAGGGAACGGAAGGAGCCTCGGTGGAGAAGGTCGCCGCAGCCGGGGCAGGCCGGGCACGGCGTCTTCCCGGCGTGAAGAAGATGACGAGGTCGCCCGAGGCCCTCAAGGCGGCGGGGGCGCAGCTCGACGCCCAGCTTGTCCAGCCCGAGGAGGTGGAATTCGACCCCAACTCCAACGTCAAGTCGCTCGACGAGCTTCTCGACGGCACCGACCCGACCGAGAACAAGGTCGCCATCGTCGAGGTCGATTAGAGAAGTATCTGATTGCCCTTGCGATGCGCATCAGGTAGGATTCGGTATAGGACATCGCCAAGCTCCGACACGTGGAAGACGAGGTTCTTTACCGCCTTGCCCCGTTCGTTCGTCCAGAGAATCTGCCTCCATTCGCTTGCCACAATCCTCCTACATCCCCATCGCTTGCGCAGCGCAGATTGGACCGAGGCCGGTGGCGATGGACTCGGGGACGGTCAACGGGCGACCGCAGCGACCGCAGCACCCTTCGTGCCAGATTTCGACCATATGGGGAATGGCACCACGAATGAGTTCCTCCATGGTGTCGTGGATGGCGTAAAACGAAGGGCTATCGGACGAACAGCGGGACTTGGCGGTCAAGAAGAAGCCCCTGGCCTTGGTCATCATCCCCATGTAGAGGTAGTCATGGGAGTTGTCCGGGCCTGCCAGAATCTTTACGAAGTAGGCGGGCGGGAGGCCTTCCTTTTCCGGTGCCGCCTCTACCTTGTAGGTGAAGTGGTTTCCGGTCTTCAAGCTTTTGAGGGTGACTACGGCGTTTCCGGCGAGGATGAAACTCAACGCGGTCCGGGGGTCGGTTATCATTCCCTGCATTTTTCCCTCCATAGACATTATACCTCATGATGGCCGGAAAATTCGGGTATTTTTCGGTATTTATCCTGTGGAGGAGCATATGGCATCTAAATTCGACGCAATCCCCATCGGCAGGTACTTCAAGGCGGGCGGCAGCACTTACCTGAAGACGTCCCCGTTGACCTACACGGACTCGGCGACCGGCATAGAGGAATATTGGGAACCCCTCTTCGACGGCAAGATTGAGGCCGTGACGGGCTCGGACAAGCCCCAAGCCCCCGTGAAATCCGAGAAAGAGTTCACGGTTGACCCCCGGACGAGGGTGGTGACGCGCAACCCCAAGTTCTTGGACGCCACGAAGGCCTTTGCCGAACTCTGGGGCTCCGCGTTGTTCGACTGCGGCCCCGAGGACTACGAGTTCATGGTCAACGAGTGCGTCAAGTGGGGGAACGCAAGGAAGCATGACGAGCAAACCGAAGACACCGTTTAAGTCAAGTTTTTTCGCAGAAAAACTCGCATGCTGAAACTAACAGGCGTAAACGACCCAACATGGCGTGAGCAGTACCCAAACCCACAGGAGGACAGCGTGAAGCCACAACCACCCAAGCCCATGGGGTTCAAGAAGTACAAGAAGACGCTGAAGCTCATGAACCTCACGGCCCTCCAGAAGTATGCAAAGCAGCTCGAAGGGCAACTCAGCGCCGTATACAAGGACCCCGACACCATCATAGGGAAGCTTGCCTCGGCCTACAACGACGTCATCGGGGCGAACCAAAGGCTGTCCGCCCTGTGCGCCAGCATGCTGAAGGAGCAAGGCGGGAGAGTTACCTTGTCCAAGGAGCTTCTCGAATCCTTCAAGGGATTCTCCGTCAACATCAAGTGGGAACTTCCCGATGGGGTGGAGAAGCCCGAGGACGCCGCGAGCTACGTCTTCAGTTATGACGTCATCCGCCAGCCCCAGCCGCCGGAACCGGCACCCGAAGCCCAGCCTCCCGCCCCGGAGCCGTCGCAGGTGCCTCCAGTGCCCACAGAACAGGCATCCACGCCGCCAGCCGCCGAAGGCCAGGGCGGGAGCATCGGGCCGTCAGGCCCCGAGGGATACGTCCCGCCTCAAGAAATAACGCCTCAAGCCGAAGCGGAAAGTGCCGGGCAGGGCGCACCGGAAGAAGAATCTTCCACGCAAACCACAGCAACGACGGAAGTTCCCATGGACTCGCCGGTCAACGACAATTCCGACTAGACATTCCTGTAGTGAAAGCATCCAATATGCAGGAGGACGGTGATATGGCGGGCAAGAAGGACGTGGCGGTAGGACTAGCCTTCAAGGACTTCGCTTACTGGTCTGGGTATAGCTCGGTCGGGCTGAACGTGGCGGCGGTCAAGACGGCGGAGGAGCTTCAGAACTATGGGATAAGCTCCTACCTCATGGGCGTCAAGAACAACGTCGAACTATTCGACGCCCTCCGCTATGCCAATGGCAAGAGGAAGGCAGCGGGACTCGGCCCCCTGACGAACTGCGTCATCATGGCACCATGGATTTCCCCCCTCGACTTGCAGGCCCTCCTCAAGTGGTTCCCCGACATGGAATTCACCGTCAAGTCCCACTGCAATGTCGCCGCCCTGTATGGCGACTACCGGGGAATCGCCAATTTCCGCAACTATGCCGACCTGATGAACGACTTTCCCACCCTTTCGGTCTCGGGCAACTCTTCCTCGTTCACTTCTTGGTTCTCGGAGGCATACGGGGTCAATACTTTCCTGCTGCCCGACCTATACCCAATCGGAACCGTCAACCCGGACGACCGCCAGCTTGCCCCTCCCCCCGCCCTGCGCCTCGGGGCATTCGGTGCCCTGCGCCCGGAGAAGAACATCATCTCCGCCGTGGCGGCTGGCATCTCAATCCAGCAAAGGCTGCAAGTCCCCGTATCGTTCCACATCAACGTCGGGGGGGAGGTCAGCAGCAAGGAAATCATAGCCACCATCGACCAGATGTCGCAGGGAATCCCCGGCTTCGACGTCGTCAAGCACAAGTGGATGCCGTGGTCGGAGTTCACCAAGCTGGTCAACACCATGAACCTCCTGTTCCAGCCAAGCTTCACGGAGAGCTTCAACATCGTCACGGCAGACGGCATCTCGGTGGGGACTCCCTCCGTGGTGTCATCCGCCGTCCGGTGGGCACCCGTGTCATGGAAGGCCAACCCGGACAACCCGGATAGCCTCGCCGACGTGGGGATTCGCCTGTTGTTCGACAAGCATGCCTGGATGGAAGGAAAGAATGCCTTGAAGGTCCACAATTTCAAGGCGGTCAGGCTGTGGAAGGACTACCTCTACGACGCCGACCCGGAGGACGTCCCGATAGCGGAGCTTCTCGTGGAATCTTCTGCTTGGGATAGCCTCATCGCCAAGATACAAAAACTCTTTGGGCTGTAAGGCGGGCATGGACCAAGCAACCATCGAATCCGAAGTTAAGTCGATAAAATGGTGGCATCGCATTGACCTTGGCAATGGCGTCATCACCCCCGGCACCGCCGACAGCGAGGCCAAGCTGGCCTACATCGGCCTCCCGGAACGTATGGACGGCATGCGGGTATTGGATGCGGGCTGTTGGGACGGATGGTGGAGCTTCCTCTGCGAGCGCCGGGGCGCACGGGAGGTCTTTGCCGTCGATACATGGGAGTTCGATACGGGGAACCGGGGGTTTGCCCTCGCCCAGCGGACGCTCAAGTCCAAGGTCGTCGGGCGCATGTGCGACATCCACCGTTTGGACCCCAGCTTCATGGGCACCTTCGACCTCGTCCTGTGCCTCGGGGTGCTCCATCACCTCAAGTCCCCATTCCTCGCCTTGGAACACCTCCGCTCCGTCTGCAACGGCACGCTCGTCCTCGAAACCCACGTGGACTTCACGGACGTCAGCACCCCGCTGTGCGCCTTCTACAAGAAGCATGGCTACAAGCCCTACAACGACCCCACCATCCTCTGGGGGCCGAATCCTTCCTGCGTGTCGGCATGGCTGGAGGCGGCAGGTTTTTCCAGCAATACCATGGTCAACCTGATGCCCAAAAAACACCCCTCCCTCGGCGACCGGGCGGCATTCCATGCCCATGTGGGATAACCCCGACATACGAAAACCCTTATTGAGGGCTTATGCGGCTGGTCGCGGATTTTCTCGTACAGGCGGTCGATTATACCCAGATGTTCAAGCCCCTGCTGGAGGTCAACCCAGACCTCAAGCGGGAGGTAGACCAGAACATCGGCTGGGCGAAGCGGTTCCTCCAGAAGCAGGACCACATCGTCTGGTACCTGCGCTGGGTGAGGGCAATCCTTGCCTCGTGGACCGTCCCACCGGAACCCAACGACCCCCAGTATCCGGCATATGAAAAACTCCGTAAGGGACTAAAGAACGATATATCTATGGTCGGGAACATGAACGTGCAAGGCGTCCGTGACCTCCTTGAGCATTATTTCAGCATGCCCATCCCGGAGATACAAGATAGGGTGCTCAAGGGAGAAACTCCGGGACAACTCTTCGCCCAGTTCCAAAGGGCTGAGGACGAGTGGAAAAGCTCTCGCCGAAGTCTCATGGTTCCAAAAGAGCAAGACAAGATAGTCCTCCAGTTCCCGGACGGATGGGCGTGGTTCGAGCTTCCACGGGCCTATTGTTCCGAAGAAGCCCAAGCCATGGGGCACTGCGGCAACGAGCCTGAAAAGGGCAACCCCCGGCAGCACATCTTGTCCCTTCGGCAGCCGAGACAGGTCGGGACTAAGACATGGTGGGAGCCGCACGCCACAGCGATTCTCAACTTGAACGGGTTTATCGGGGAGTTCAAGGGGAAACAAAACAACAAACCGGTGCCTCGCCTCCACCCATACATAGTGGAGCTATTGAAACTCAAGAAATGATGCCAGCTTCGCAGCGGCGGGCATAGGTTGCTACCCTCTCAATCTGTTCTGCATTGGCGTTAGTCTTTATTCTATTTGCCAAATAAGAAATCACTGCAATATTTCCTTTAATGTAACCACGGCTCGGGGACATCCTGTCAAGTGTGGGTGAGTTATCCTGTTGTTTCTTACTTCCACGGATAAGGGGAATACCTAGTACCGGACATAGTTTAGGAACTTTAATGTCGTCGATTTCTATAGAGAAGGGAATCCCGAGGTTTTTAGCTCTTTGTTTGGCGGTTTGATATAAATGGTATTCAACAGACCACACCCCATGTCTACAATGCCCGTGTAGGGCGCTTTTCCCGCTGGCATAATACTCTTTTCGGAGACAATTACAGCTTTTTGTAGCTCCACTTACTAGGGCTTCCTGACGGATAGACTTTTCAACCCCACATTTACAATGAACCATCCACCATCGTCTTCTAGGTGTGGATTTAGGGTCAAGACCAAGTACTGTCAATCTTCCAAAAGATACCCCAGTCAGGTTCCCCCAGTGTTTCCTAATAGCAGTTTTATCCATGTAAATCTCTATTATATGGGTTTGAAAGTCTTAAGACTAGGAAATACTGTATAGAGGCGTTTTGTAATGAGTGGTGGATTTTCAGACCAATTCTTCATTAAGGGCATCATCGGCGGGGGGTACAAACCAGAGGCCAACTTCCACTTCTCCGACCTCAGCCCGGAACTTATGGTAGAACTCCAGAAGGCCCGTCCCGACCTCGTCAAGGCGGGGGTTGAACCGGAAGTGGCGACCATCATCGACGCCCTGGAACTTTCGTCGGACTCTTGGAATCCCGACGACCGCACGTTCACCGTGCAGAGGTGGGAGACGGGGATTGATTTCCTGCGCCAGCACGGCGGCTCGGAATCTGACACCGTCCTCAACCTTTACTCTGGCAGGGATGAGCCGGACCCGCCCTCTCATAGTGAGATATTGGACCTCATCAACAATCAAACCGACCGGTACATATACCGCCGTCAAGACAGACCCAATCAAGGACCGGATTATACCCGCAACTTCGCCCTTAAGCTCCTCTATGAGAACCCCAACTGGCTTCCGCAGGATTTCGATATCACCGATGACAACAGCATCATGCAGCTTATGGAAAATGCCGACCCGGAGGAGGCCGGGGTGAAGGAGTATTTCGCTTGGGTTCTTGACCCTTGGTTTGAGAAGAAGGAAGGGGAGGAAGAATCTCAGAAGAAGCCTGAACCAAGATTGGCCGTAGCCCTTAAAGAAGGAACTAAGCTATACTCCATCACCGTGCCCAACAAGTGGGACGCTAAGTATGAGGTCGAGTCGGCCTACGAGATGATGACCGACACTCAATGGCATACGGACATCGAGTATACGGACGAGGACGAGCCGGTCTACCAGAAGCTCGACTACGACAATGCCAAGGAATACGCCGAACAGGTGACCAAGATGGGGAAGCGCATCCCCGACTGGGACCGTGGCATCGACGTGTACTTCGGCGGAGAAAACTGGTTCAGCAGCGACAGTTATTCCGACAGGCTGTCGGAAGAGCTTGAAGAATACTTCGAGGAGGAGCCAGCGCCTCCCGGCGACTACCGCCTGCGGGACTTTCCCGGCATCCCGTGGAAGCCGCCCAAGGAGCAGGGCAGGTTCAAGTTCCCCCAGCCCGGCATGACCATTTCCAGCGTGAACAGCCCGCTCCTCAAGAAGGCCCTCAAGGCCAAGCCTTGCGCCCTTTGCGGGTTGGTCACCGGGGCGGGGAACGATTACCTTGAACATCGGAACAGCCACTCTGACCAAGAATGGGAGGCCTACTACCGGACCTTGAGCGGCAAGCGCCCCCCGATGAAGCCCCTCCCCCCGGAGCAGCGGGAAAAGCTCAAGGAGTTCGTAGAAAAATGGCGTGGGCCAGTCAAGTCCGAGGAATCGTCTACCCCCAACGCCGAGGATGAAAGGATGCTTAAAGGCATGGGAATCCATTGGACATCGGCTTTTCTGAAGAAGGCACCGCTTTCCGACGTTGGTCAGCGGCGCATGGAAATGGCGAGAAACCAAGTTCTTGAGGAGGTCGATATCGGGGACTACGAGCTTTACCTCGTCAGGGACGGATATTTTGGCTTCCACCAAATCGGCATGCAACGCCGTGGCATGGACATGACGGACATGCGTCAGCAGGAACAGCGCATCATCCCCCGCAACTGGGGAAGGTTCGACCGCAAGGCGTTCAAGGCAACCATACAGAGATGGCTCAGCGAGCACCACCTCCTCGTGATAGGGTCGCACAATGCCGTGAAGACCCGCATGTACAGCCTCGCCCTGCGTGCCATCGGGTTCAGGCTCAAGACCACCGACACCGGCCATCTTTCCTACATCGACGACGGGCGGGCCGAGCCGCAAAAGTTGCTGGAACTGAAACGAGCGGCCCAGTACGTCCATGCCTTCGAGCAGCAGGGCGGAAGGCTGCGGCAGGTCGAGGAACATTTCCGGGCTCCGGGAGAGACGGAGGAAGGCGAAGGGGTGGAAGGTGAAACGCAGGAATGCCCCCGCTGCGGTGGGACAGGCATCGACCCGGAAGAATCCTCCGAGTGCAAGGACTGCGGGGGCAGCGGCGTAATGTAGAAATTCCCCACAAAATCCAGTATTATTGAGTGTGGAAAAACGGCCAAAACGCAAGCTGAAGAATGCCTACGACGCTTGGTGGTTCCTATACTACCATCCTAAGCTCATGCTCCGGGCGAGGAACCCGGAGATGAAGGATAATGCCCAAATCCTCAAGCGCAAAGGGTTTGTCATCACGAAGGACAAAAGCGGGCAATACTGGCGGGAGCACCGCCACTTCATGCACCACGCCATCGAGGAAAACCTCAGCATCCATTACGCCAAGGTCGGCCCCGATGGAAGGGTGAACGACGACCCCTCCCTCAATGTCAACCCAGAGTGCTGGCTTGAGTTCGGACCCATGGAGTGGGACTATCCCTCCCAGTGGCACAAAGAGACCAGCCGGATGAACTTCCACGACATCGAGCTTGATTGCGGCGGCAAGACGTTTGACGAAGCCCTCGTGAAGCTTGCCAAGCTCGTCCTCAAGCAGTACGGGGACTACCGGGAGAAGGGGAAGTATCCCCATGAGGGGAGCTGCGGCAAGCCCAAGTGCGCCGACTGCGCCAGCAGTAAGAGGTTCGCCAGGGATTTCAAACGGAAGATGGAGGAGCGCCACCATGATTCACGTTGACTGGGGCGTCGTCGTCTGGGCGGCGTTCGGCATAGCCAACATGGCGGGCTTGGTCGCTTGGTTCTATTGCCGCGACAGGCGCTAAGGCCCGCCTTGCCTCTGTCCTCTTTCGGCGCATCTCCGCCGTCTTTTGAAGATGGCATCGCCTGCACACTGTCCGGGCATTAGAGAGAACCGTGCTCCCGCCATCCGCAAGTTCCATGATGTGGTCAACCTCAAGATTTCCTGCCTGATGCTTGTTGCGACCGCAGACAACGCAGCGGTACTTATCCCTTCGCTTGACCCTGTTGCGGAAGTATGACCAGTCGCAGAGGAGCAAGACCCCGACGAGGCAGTCGCGGCTGCACCAAGAGGTCTTCCTCCCAGTGAGGGGAACCCCGCACTTGCGGCAAAGCCAGCGTCCAAGCTCATCTTTTTTCTTGGGAAAATCGGTCCACTCGTTGGGCATGCCCCGTTCTTTGGCCATACGAAGAGCCGGGTAATCAGATGAAGAGGGGAGACTGGTACTCCCCCTCTTCTCCGTCAATGGCAAGGCTTGGGCTGCCCCTTCAATCTGCCGTAGAGGTAGGATACCGCCAGCACGACGAGCAGCCACCTGAGGCCCTTGAGGAACATGGCTACTCCGACGTCCAAGCGACCCAGTTGAACAGCTTGTGCTTGGGGTGGACCAGGAACGACACCTGCGACGGGAGCGCATGCCGCCCGCAGCCGTGGTCGAACTCGGACGTCCCGCTCAGGCTGCCGTTGATGAGGATGTTACCGGAGACGATGCCGGGGACGTGCCAGTGGCCGCAGGAGATGTAGTCGAACCCCACCTCCCTCTGCAATTCCTCCATCCGGCGCTGGGCATCGAGCATCGCCTGCATGCGCTTGATGGCTTCTCTTCCCCGTTCGCGTTCCATGCCGTAATACGGTACCCCCATCCATGCCTTGACGGTGTCGCCGTGCTCCAGGAGGAACTTGACGCCGACGACATCGACGACGTGCTTGATGCCAGGGGTCGTGATGAATTCTACATTCTCGTGCTTGGCAAGGTGGGCGTTCGCCACGGTGTAGACCACGTGGCTCATGGAGTTAGTGGCCTTCTGCTTGAACTGGGGCTTTTGTACGAGCCTGCCGTGGTTGTCCGGCCCGATTTCCACCACGATTACCTTGCGGAAATGCGGGGCCAAGGACGATATGGCCTGCGCCAGCAATTCCCCGGCGTTGCACGCCTGCACGGGCAGCGGGAACTCGTTGGTGCGGCGCAGCTCGTCATGGATGTCGCCGCTGACCCAATCGCCCTCCCCAAAGACATAGAGGTCCTGGATGTTGTAGGAAGTGCGCTGCGTCTGCACCCAAGCGAGGAACTTCTGGACGATGTAGGTCACCCGCTCCTGCGCTATGGCCCAATTGAATGTGCCGAATCCCTCGGTCTCCTCGGGGCTTATCACCTCGCCGATGTGCCAGTCGCTCAGCTTGAGGACCGCCGCCACGACGCTGCCGGAAGTTTCCACTATCTCGAACGGCACCGGCTGCAAGGGCTCCAGTTCGTGGATTGCGCTCACGATGCGGTCGGTCATCTCCTGCCAGAAGCCGTTCGCCTCGTGCAGCTTCTTGAGTTCCGCCGTCAGGCGGATGTTCTCGCGGCGGAGGAATACCTCCCGAGGCTCCTCGGGCTTCTTCTCCTCCTTGGCCTTGGCATCGAGCGTGCCTTTGCGGACGCTTACGATGCCCGCTGCCCTCAGGAACTCGTTGAACGTCTGGAATTCCGACGTCCACTTGTCCTTATACTGGCTCTTGTTTCGGAAGAAATCGCGGCTTACCGGATGCCCCTCGTTGGCCCTGGACAGCCTGAGGATTTCCGCGACGAGTTCTTCCCTCGAAGGTTTCGTCTGGTTCATGTCGCTCCTTGTGCAATGGTTCCCGACAGCGTGAATATTGGGCTGAAAATGCGTTGTCACTACTGATGAAGGCGGTATTCAATGTTCTTGCGCCTTTCCGAGGCGTGGCAGCGCAACTC